AAGCCTACGACAGTGCAACGGTGGAAGCCTACGGCAGTGCAACGGTGAAAGCCTACGACAGTGCAACGGTGAAAGCCTGCGGCAGTGCAACGGTGAAAGCCTGCGGCAGTGCAACGGTGGAAGCCTGCGGCGATTCCTATGTAGAAGATCGTACGGATAATATTAGACCGGAATCTGATTACGCAATAGTCAAAGATTACTATAACCATAAGATATATATCAGAAAAGGAAAATTTGAGATAATAGAGGTTTGACCTATTTCAACCGCAATAAGGTAGTGCTATTACTGTACTAAAAGCCGCGAGAGAAACGAAGTGCGCACCGTTTTGATTTAACCTTGTACAGGCGGTTCAAAAGAAGAAATAATGGAAAATGAACTTGAAGAATTATATAAGGAACTGAACAAAGTTAAGTCCTCCCCATTGGCGTATCTTCCTGAATACGGATATTCTTCAAAGGAGGAAATTATTCAGCTTATAGAGGAAGATATAGAGGAGTTGCGCACAGAGATAGAATGTAGTCAATACGATTACACACCTGATGAGCTTGAAGAAGAAAGAATGAGCCTTTGTGTTAGTCAGGGGTTATCAAGATATTGTTAAACTAATAAATATAGAAATAATGGGTTTAGAAAATTATGAAGTGCTTCCAGTAGAAGCACAAGATGTTCAAATCGTACAGGTAGATGCAGTTGAACGCGCAAACGTAGATAGTCAAGTTGCAACAGCAAAACAATATCCAAGAAGTATCAAAAGGTGCGTTGACAATTCTATTGCTATGGCAACAATGGACGCAGAAACGGCTCAAAGTTGCGGGTATGCGTTGCCTCGCGGTGGAAAGCCTATTACCGGGCCGTCCGTTCACCTTGCAAAGATTATTGTTTCCAATTGGGGAAATATGAGAACAGAAGCTAAGGTAGTTCAAATCACCGACAAGCAAATAATCAGTAGAGGCACCTGCTGGGATTTGGAAGCTAACGTAGCCTCTGCCTTTGAGGTGAGAAGAAGCATTGTAGGTAAAAACGGAAATAGATTCAGCGATGATATGATTACCGTTACCGGAAATGCAGCAAATAGCATTGCATACAGAAATGCGGTGTTTGCCGTTGTTCCTAAAGCGGTGGTTGAAAAGGTATATAAAGCCGCACAAAAATTTATCACCGGCGATCTATCCGATGAAGAAAAAATAATAAAAAGAAGAAAAGGTGCAATAGACTTCTTGTTTGATGAATACGGTATTACAGAGGAGGAAACAATTAAGTTGTGCGGCAAACAAACAATCAATCAGATTAAAGCGAATGAAATAGCGCTGCTTCTTGGAATTGTTCAGTCTCTGAAAGACGGAGATACTACCGTTGATGAACTTATGAAGCCAATCAGAGGAAGCAAGGAAGCAAAAAAAGAGGCTATGAGAAAGGCAATGGAACCGGTAGTTGATAAAACAACAGGTGAAATCTTTAACCAGCCAGCGCAATGATAGAACAAAATTCAAGTGAATGGTTGAAGTCTCGAATTGGTTTTTTTACGGGAAGTCGCATTGGAGACCTTATGACAAGCGGGAAAAAAGGGGAACTGTTTGGAAAGACAGCCCTTTCCTATATATATGAAGTGTGCGCAGAGAGAAATCTACTCCCTAAGTATATTGAAGACGATTACTACTTCGAGATATACCAGCAGCAAGTAAGCTTCAGTAATAAATATACTGATTGGGGACATGAGGTCGAGGACTTTGCAGCAGAACGTTACCAACTTGTCACAGGTTGCGAACTTGAAGAGTGTGAAAGCATACAGCATCCTACAATACCTTACTTTTCCGCTTCTCCTGACCGGATAGCAATTAAGGATGTCTTAAGAAGGGTGGTAGAGATAAAATGCCCAACTCCTAAAAAGTTCATGGAGTATATGAATGAGGTTAAGGATAACGATACGCTTAAATCAGTAAATCCTCTATACTTCTACCAAACACAAGCGGAGATGTCCTGTACGGCTTTGGACAAAGCCGATTTTGTCGTTTTCTGCCCGTTCTTGAAACATAACATTCACATTGTAGAGATAACGAGGGATGAAGCTGTAATATCCGAATTCGAGAAGCGGATAACTGCTGCAAATGAAATTATTAATCAAATACTTAACAAAAAATGAATTTAACCGGAAGCATAGATTTGCTAAAGCTTGAAAAGACAGGCATAGCAACAATTAAAAACAAAAAGTGTGTTATTATTCCCATTGAGGAAAATGACTTGTATGTAAGCATGGACGAAAATCTGAAAGCGAAGTCCGTATATCTTGGCCTTAATGTTAATGAACGAAGAGAACCGAGCCAGTTTGGGAAGACGCATTATTGCAAGCAGTCTTTATCAAGGCAATACAGGGACGCGAACAAGACGGAGGCAGAGGCCAAATCAAAGGTTTATCTTGGAGACTTCAAGCCTTATGAGTTTGAGGGTTCAAGCAATGCGGCTGCTACGGTGGAAGCGCCTGTAATACAAGCTGAAGAAGATGACGGACTCCCCTTTTAATTTCTAAATGTATGAAAACAAATCAAGAAATGATACGCTATATCGGACAATATAGTGTAATACAACGTACATCAGACGGATTTTTTGATGCTAATTCATTACTGAAAGAGTGGAACAGTAAATCAGATAATCCTAAAAGAGAAATGAAGAAATTCCTTTCCTCTCCAAAAACGGAAGAGTTCATAACCGCATTAAGACTTCGATTAGCCCAATCGCAAAAATGCGATATGGTGAATATCAATGTGTTAGATGAAGTAAAGGGGCGAAACAGTAAGAGAGGAAGAACAGAAGACAAGGTTTGGCTTAATCCATATCTGTTTACAAAGTTTGCGATGTGGATAAATCCAACTTTTGAAGTGGATGTAGTTATGTTTGTGACAGACCAAATGATACGCTACCGCAATGAAGCTGGAGACGCATATCGTGAGCTTGGATCTGCCGTTCAAAAGATTGTTCCTAAAGACTTTATGCCTAAAGCCATGCAAAAAGTAGGAGAAGCATTGAATTGGGTTATTTTCAATCAACACGAAAAGATGATTCGTAACAAACAAGGAGAAGAAAGCAAGCAGCGTGAGTTATGGCAGCTCGAAAAGAAAGTTGCTGATTTAATAAACGAAGGCTTTATTACAAACTTTGATAATCTGATAGCATATCTTAGAAAGCAATATTCAAAAAGGAACTATCCTGCTGTATTTCTTGCATCTTAAACATCAATGATCAAAAAAACATATAAAATTATGCTGTACGAATTTAAGCTTAAAGTAAACAAGGTTAACGAGAAAGGCGATGAAAAAGAAGTCACCGAGCAATTCATCACTGATGTAGATTTGTTCTGTCAGGCAGAACAGAAAGGCCTTGAAATGTACGCTTCTAACAATATGGAGTGTGACGTTTTCGCAATCAGCCGTAGCAAGATACGTGAGATTGTCAATGAGAAGCAGGATGATGAGTTCTTTTACAAGATAACCCTTGTTGAAGTTTTTGTTGACGACAACGGGAAAGAAAAAGAGAATAAATATTACGTTCTCATAGCGGCAAAGAATATGGATGATGCCAACAAAAAGGCGGCGGAATACATGAAGCAGGGACTTCAAGATATGAAGCTGGATGCTATTGCCAAAACAAAGATTTTAGACTTAATAAAATAAATCAAAAGCCCTCTACTGATGTAGAAGTCCTGTGAAAGGTTCAGGTTAAGATTTAATCAGCTAACAAATTAACTATCCCGGTGTGGTTTGACCGCCTATCCGGGAACAAGGGCCTGTGAAGGTCTTCCTTTGTATAAGAATCACTTCCTCGTCAAGCCCAATCAGGGTTACGCCAATGGCACTGTATACGGGAACTGACGAGAAAACGGAGAATATGGTAGCGCTGAACGTATTGGATGACATAGTGTGATTTGCCATGATTATTTAAGGTTAGTTTATATTCAGTTTCAATAATTCCAGCAAAACAGCGTGCCCTGTTCGATTCGGGGCTTCTCCTCTAAATATATTTACCATGAGACTTACATTAACCAAAACCGAAATTGCAATTGTTCAGAAACTTGTGATAGACCGAAAGCGTGACATTCATAATGCAGGAGGTGACAGCAAGCAGTATGAGATGCTAAGTAAGCTAAATAAAAAGATTGCAAGGCAGGCAAAGAAATTTTATAAAACATGAAACCCTACGTAATTACCTCTATGGCTCTCATTACACACAGCGGGAAAAAGTTACCACTTACAGTAATAGAGAGTCACATCCTAACAAAGCCTTTGGAAGCAATCAAGGATAAGCTGCTTGATGCTTTCTCTACGATGAAAGACAAACCTGTGAATGTTGAATTAAAAATAAAATATGTATGATATATGATAAACAGATAATAAGGGGGAAGATACCAAGTAAATCCAATTGTTACAAGATTGTTACATTGTACGGTCATGGTTCTTTGGCTAAGCAGAAAGTTCTTAAAGAGTACGAAAAAACTTTTTATGTACAATGCGGGCTTAGAGACAAAAAAATAAAAGGCTTCTTCAAGATAAACATAGATGTGTACCACGAAAACTTGCGTCCTGATCTTGACAACGCTTTTAAAATTTTACTTGATTGTCTTCAATCGTGTAAAGCAATAAAGAATGACCGCCAATGTGTAGAAATACATGCGCGAAAACTGGTTGACAAACTTAATCCGAGGATAGAGTTTGTAATCGAAGAGGTTGAATTATAAAGATGTATAACTATGGCAGAATCATTTAAGAATGATTACAAGGACGACAAACTCCGCTGGGATTTGCTCCCGCTGGATTTGATAGAGGAAGTCGTTAAGGTATATCACTTTGGCGCAAAAAAGTATGCTCCTAATAGCTGGCAGAATCTTCCTGACGCGGAAAACCGATATTATTCTGCGCTTCTTAGGCACTTGGTAGCATATCGAAAAGGTGAAACGAAAGACGAGGAAAGCGGGCTTCATCCGCTTGCTCATGTTATATGGAACGCAATTGCATTGCTATACTTTGCAATAAGGAGAAACAAATAATGAAGAATTACTTTCCACACGACAGCGACGCAAGAAGCGATGATAAGATTATAGCTTTACGCATAAAGCATAAATGGGAAGGTTATGGGCTATATTGGGCTTTGATAGAAAAATTGAGGGATAGCAAAGACTATGTACTAAAAGTGGATTACAACGTTCTTGCTTTTGATTTACGCTCTGATGCTTCTTTAATAAAAAGCATAATAAATGACTTTGGGTTATTTTCCTTCACTGATGACGGTGAGTGTTTCTACTCCAAATCTTTAAATATGCGTATGAAGCCGTTAGACGATAAAAGAGCTAAATTATCTGATGCAGGTAAACGAGGTAACGAAAGACGGTGGAAAAGTAGTAGATATGTATCGCCACCCGATAACAATTTGGTCACCACCCAATCGCCACCTAATCACCACCCGATAGATACACAATCGCCACCCGATAGCCACCCAATCGCCAAAACATCGCAAGAAGAGATTATATTAGAAGAGAGTAAACAAGAAAATAATATATCCCCCTCACCCCCTTTGAAAGGGGGAGGTAAGCGGAAGAAGAAAGAGGTTGACGGAATTAATTCTAAGGCTCGCTCTATTTTTGAAAATTACTTTAGAGAAACCTTCTCTAATAGCTACTATTGGACTGCCAAAGACGCGGGGGCTATGTCCCAGCTCTTGAATAAGCTCAAATTCCAAAGAGAGCAAAAGCAAATGGACGTTTCCGATGATTCTCTGTTATATGCCCTTCAATACCTTCTTTCCTCCATTAAAGATGGATGGATTTTTGAGAATTTCAGCGTAACTAATATCAACTCGAAATTTAATGAAATTGTATCACAAACAAGAAAAAATCATGGAACAAAACCAACTTACAGCAATATCTACGAACAAAACCGAAAAGATAGCGAGCAGCGAAAACTTGATTCAGTTCTTGCAGTCGCTACAACCGTCAGAGAAGCTGCCGCAAAGAGAAGAAAGGAACTTGAAGCAGAGGGAGTTATTGATAAAATACCCTGACCCTTCACAGTTCATTGTGGACTACAACCCTGATTTGCAATTCAAGATAGTCAGGTGTAAGGCTTCACATTCTGATTTGGCGATGAACTTCTCTATACCCACATTGGGTCTTCTCGCTTCTACCTATGGAGATGAGACACCGCTTGAGTGGCTGAAGATTCAATTCGGGACGCTGAATGATTTTGCGGAGGTGTCTGCCAAGATAGCTGCCGAGCAACTCAATGAATTGGCTGAAATATTCCTTTCCGAGTATTACTACATCAATGCTGCGGAGATATGTTTTTTCATTGCAAGGTTCAAGTCCGGTAAATATGGGAGATTTTACGGAGCTATTGATCCAATGAAGATTACAAGCGCTATGCTTGATTATATCAAAGAACGCCGTATTGATATTGAGCGCTATGAACGCGAGCAATACAGGGTGCAACGTGAGAGGGAAATTGAAGAGCGAGGCAACAACCGTATATCATACGCCGAATACCTTGAGCGCGAACGTAAGCTTGTTGAAGCAGGAGATGAGAATGCGAAGAAGAGAGCGGAAAACAGGGTTTTAAGATAAACAATATATTCTTTGAGAATAAATTCCTTAATTCGTTTTCAATATGAAGCTAACAGTATGTTGGACCGCAAGAGGCAGAAACAAACGTTTCTATCACGATATATGCCGAAAGTTTGGAATATCAGACTATATGAGCATCAACCATGAAACACCATGTGATATAAATGATGAAGATATGGAGTTGCTACGCGAATGTGAGAAGCGCGGATTTTTACAGATAAGAAGAAAACAATGAATATTCAGTGATACCCAATTCTCTGCACCGGGAGAATCGAAAACAAAAGAACACTTTCCCGATGCAGGCGATGTCCGTTGTTCAACAGAAGATATCCGGTTTATTCTTCATGGAGGATAGACGGAGAATGTTGCTGTGTAGCGGATATTATTGTAATTGATAAAAATATAACATAATAATGGAAAAACTAACTATAAACGACTTACCCGAAGATGTCTTAGAGAGAATGAGGAGAGCAATTAGGGAGGACAGCCAAATGATTTCTCTAAAGAACAAGCACTCCCAGTATATAATCAACAGGCAATATGCCAAAGCCGTTTTGCTAAAGGAAAAGATGCAAAAGATAGAGGATCGGGTAATACGTGAATATCTTGACAGCTACGAAGGTGAAACGGAGAATATGCAGAGCCTAATGTCGGATATGTCGCCCGAAGACAGGGAGTATATCAATACCTGCACCAATGCGATTATTCTAATCTGTGACATGATAGAAACGTTTACAATGGACTTTAACCAAGTTCTTAAGAAATATCATCCTGATTACCGATTGGAGATGTACGATAAGATAATGCAGGTAGGCAAAGAGGCTAAGGCCCATGTACAGTTCATGTCGGAGTGTACGGACAATGTCTATCAGTGCTCCTTTGCGGACAGCGCAGATGATATTACGGAGCTTGTGAGAAACAAGGCCCGTTCGCTAATACGCAAGGTTAAGGCTAAGGAGGAGAATAAATGAAACTAATCTATAACGCAATAATATTTCTCATGGACCGGTCTTCGATATAAGTTGGAGAGCATGAGGAGTGGTTTTGAAAATAAAAAAATGAAAGAAATAAAACTTACACATGGTTCCCTTTTTAGCGGCATAGAAGGTTTTGGGTTAGGCGCTGCACTTGCTGGCATAAAGACCGAATGGAGTTGTGAATTTGAGGATTATCAATCGTTAGTAATAAAGAAAAACTTTGGAGAAGAGCATGAGATCAATAGAGATATTAGAACGTATCAAAGTCCTCCGTTTGTTGACATCGTCAGCGGTGGATTCCCTTGTCAGGACATCAGCATTGCTGGGAAAGGCATCGGAATTATCGGTGAAAGAAGCGGCTTATGGACTGAGATGTATAGAATTATACGGGAAATTAGACCCCGTTATGTTATCATTGAAAACAGTCCAATGCTCCTTGTTCGAGGGTTTGAGCACGTCTTATGCAACCTTTCCGAAATCGGGTATGATGCTGAATGGCAATGTTTATCGGGTACCGACTTTGGAATACAACAGGGTAGGGAGCGATTATATTGTATTGCCTACTCCAACGAAGTCAACGGCAAACGGAGTATGCAAGAATCGGTATTTCGGAAGCCCTACTTACCGGGGCAATATACACGAGTATATCCGGGATGGCGAACAAGACAGTCGATACCCTCACCCAAGTTTGTTGGAAAATATAATGAACTTCCCAATTGGGTGGAGCGAGTGCAATGTTTAGGAAATGCGGTACAGCCGATAATTGCGCATTATCTGTTTGAGTGCATTAAGATATTTGACAGAAACATAAAGAATTAAACTATTTCGATAAGTGAAGTATATAATATGAATACACAATTTGAACGTTCAGCTAAACCTACCTCATTGCTTTTGGAGAAGAAAATGCAGAAGTGCTAAGGACGTGTGATATAGCAGGTAAATATGTACGAATAAATTAAACTAACAACATACATTATGAAAAAGAAATTAACTCCTGATAATATTCAGGAACTTACAGAAAATCAGATATTCGTTTTTGGCTCTAACATGAACGGTAATCATGCCGGAGGGGCAGCAAGATTAGCCGTAGAAAAATTTGGTGCAGTGATGGGGCAGGCAGAAGGCATACAAGGCCAGTCCTACGCCATTCCAACGTTGGATAAGGATATGCAGAAAGTAACCGAGGAAGAGTTAATAACCTATTTAGGAAACTTCCGAGAGTTTGCTGAAGAGCATCCGGAAAAGGAATTTCTTCTCACCGCTATTGGTACAGGAATAGCCGGATTTGATACAAATTATATGGCGTACATGATACTTAGAGCAAATCTTCCTGATAACGTTACTCTGCCAAAGGAGTTTACCAAAATAAAAGGATACAAGGGTTTTAATCCAGATATGACATGCCGAGGATTTAAATACGAAGAAGGCAAGGACTACGAGGAGGAAGGAGAAATAGAAGCTTGCGAAAATGGATTTCATTTTTGTCTTCATCCATTGGATGTCTTTGGATATTATTCGCCTGCTTATATAGGTATGAATAAGTTTCACGAAGTTGAGGGAAGCGGTTATATGGATGCGGATGAGGATGATGCAAAGATCGCTTGTTCTAAAATACATATCGGAGCAAAACTCGATATAAAAGGGCTTGTGAAAGCAACCGTATCTTATGTAAAGGAACGGTGCACTAATAGGAATAATGCAAATCCGGGGTTTCCTGCGACCGCTGGTGATAGAGGTGCTGCGACCGCTGGTGATAGTGGTGCTGCGACCGCTGGTGATTATGGTGCTGCGACCGCTGGTAATTATGGTGCTGCGACCGCTGGTTATAGAGGTGCTGCGACCGCTGGTGATAGTGGTGCTGCGACCGCTGGTAATTATGGTGCTGCGACCGCTGGTAATTATGGTGCTGCGACCGCTGGTGATAGAGGTGCTGCGACCGCTGGTAATTATGGTGCTGCGACCGCTGGTAATTATGGTGCTGCGACCGCTGGTGATAGTGGTGCTGCGACCGCTGGTGATTATGGTGCTGCGACCGCTGGTAATTATGGTGCTGCGACCGCTGGTTATAGAGGTGCTGCGACCGCTGGTGATAGTGGTGCTGCGACCGCTGGTAATTATGGTGCTGCGACCGCTGGTTATAGAGGTGCTGCGACCGCTGGTGATAGTGGTGCTGCGACCGCTGGTAATTATGGTGCTGCGACCGCTGGTGATAGAGGTGCTGCGACATCAAGAGGTAGTTCATCAACTGGAAATAACGGTTTAGCGGTGGCGCGAGGAACAAATGTAAAGGTCAGAGGAGGTATGGGATCTATCTTGGTTATAGCAGAGGAGCAAGAAAGCTCGTACGATGTTTCCGATTGGAAAGCTGTTGTAGTTGACGGCAAAAACATCAAGGCTGATACTTGGTATAGATTAGTAGGCGGAGAAGTTGTTGAGGTGAAAGATTAAACTTACAATAATATATTATGATTAAAAAACTATTACAGAAGTATCAAGCGTACAGGGATAAAAAGTTCCTTGCACGCTTGGAGAGAGTGTTAAACAATAATGTGGTGGGCGCAAACTTATTTATAGAAAAAAATGTGTTTTCACTCAGGGGATTTCACATGTATTTTCCTAAAGGCGCAGTGGCGGATTTGCTAAACAAAATTCCTCCAAGTCTTGTCGAAGAACGTCTTCGTTCAGGATATTACGAGAAACGAGAGATTCCGCAATCAGGTTTAGACTTTTAGAATAATAAAAACAATTATTTCCTACGGAAGCATTTATATTGTATTTTCCTGAAAGGCTGTTTATTAGCTCTCTTTGAAAAATAAAGTTCCCTGCATCTTGTTTTCCTCTGCATGGAATGTTAAGCTGTTTGCAGATTGAGATAGTTAGACCAATTACTTCTTCAGGGCAGTAGATTGATGTTTTTATAAACTCTTTCATAAGTTATAATTTTTAGAATTTGACGAAACAAAAGTAACAACAAAAAGGAGCATATCCAACAGTTATAATGACAAGTTAGAATTTGACACTCAGCCTTTCATTAGGATGTGCTCCTTTCAAAATTAGAGTAAAACAAAATAAGTATGAGTAAAACGAAAATCATATTAGACGCCTGTTGCGGTAGCCGAATGTTTTGGTTTGACAAACATAATCCTAACACTTTATTCATAGACAAGCGTAGCGAAACCATCACGGCCAAGGATAGAGATAAAATCAGAACCATAGAAGTAAAACCCGATATTGTAGCAGATTTCACTAATTTACCATTTGAAGATAACACCTTTTATATGGTAGTGTTTGACCCACCACATCTTAAAACACTTGGCGAAACTTCATGGATGGCAAAGAAATATGGTAAACTCCCTGCTAATTGGCAGGAAGTGATAAAGACAGGCTTTGATGAATGTATGCGTGTTTTAAAACCAAATGGCACATTGGTATTCAAGTGGAACGAAAGCGAGATAAAAGCTATTGAAATATTGTCTCTTATTCCTTATGAGCCGTTATTTGGGCATACCACAGGAAGACAAAGTAAGACGATATGGATGTGTTTTATGAAACTACCAATTAATGAATAACAATTTAGATATGAGCATAAAGATTGATAAAAACGCATACGAGAAGATAATCAAAGAAGATTTAGACTTTCTCAATAAACATTGCCCGGATAGCTTAGAACTTGATCATATTAAGTTAATTGTTTGTAGTTCTATTGATTGGTATTATCCTGATAAGAACACTTGTACAGCGTTGAAAAGGATAGAAAATAGGCTTAAAGTTAAACTTCAGGAGCAAAAGGAGGCAGGTAAGCAGTTTCTATCCGATCAGGAAATAGACAGTTTGATTGATAGCGTACTAAAAGAAGAATAACCCTCAAATCAGTAAAAAATGAGCTAAAATGAAAGTAAAAATAAAAATTGAAAAGGTGTCAAATGGATATATTATTTCAAATGAAGAAATAAATGTAAGGAGAATAGGTAAGGACGAAAAAGATGCAATGAGTCATTTATCAGAAGCGATAGAAGACCATCTTTTAAAAACGAAATCAAACACCACGTTAGAGATTGAAATAGACATTAGAGAGGCGAAGATCGATTCATGATAACTTATAAAATATAGTTATGAAACAGACAATAGAAGAAGCAGTAAGGAAATATGCTGACGATAAATGTCAAGAACGTGGAGTTCCAAAGAAATATAGATTGCATTTCGATTTTGATAGATATGACATTGAACAAGGGTTCAAAGCCGGTGCTGAATGGCTTGCAAATCGGATTAAATCAATCATGCAGGACGATTCACTGACAGACGGAGAAGTTATAGAGAATATTCATAAACTCTTAAATTTATAATGACATGAAAGAGGTATGGAAAGACACAAAAGGAGTGTTTGGGTATCAAGTTAGTAATTTTGGACGAGTTAGAAGCATTTTTAGTAGATGGGGGAAACGAGCGTATCCAAGGATAATGAAAGGTTATATAGATTCTCATGGATATGTTCAGGTAACAATTAGCATTAATGGGGAAAGGAAACTAATGTTTGTGCACAGGCTTGTTGCAAAAGCATTTATACCAAACCCTTTAAATTTAGAGATGGTAAATCATAAAGACGAGAACCCTTTAAATAATAATGTTGATAACTTGGAATGGTGTACAAGGTCTTACAATAACTCCTATGGGCATGCGACTGATAGTTATCGAAAAAAGATTTGTTGCATACATGGAGAAACTGCTTACGTTTTCAAATCAATAAAAGATGCTTCAATTAAAATGAATATTCCAACAACATCTATTTTCAACTCATTAAAAAGACGTTCGCCAATGGTTAGCAGAGGTCTTATGTTTTATTATGTTGGTAAAAACGAAATCCCCTCTTTCGATGAGATACTCGAAGCCAACAGGAATGTACTGGAACGGATTAAAGAGAAAGGAGATTAAACAAATGATTGAACGAATAAAAGTAGCATGGTACGCGCTCACTAAAAAGGAGTATGCATTTTTTTCAATCCAAAGGCATGAGATTGGGAACAGCGGTAGTAGATGTATCATATCTGATAATGCAACCCGTCTTTTCTTAGAGACAATTATCAAGTTTACAGAAAAATATATTAAAGAGAAAGGAGATTAAGAATGAAATTTCCTAAAGTAAAGAAAAAGCAAAAGATTGAAAGGGTTTGTTACAACTGTAAGCATTATTATAAATGCACTGACAGATTTAACCGAGATACTATAAACTGTGATAAATTCAAATTTAATGCTTTATGTAAGAGTGTTTAAAAAAGAGATTAGATATGAAATCAAAACAAGTATTATCAATAGATCAGATGAAGCACCTGAGGGAGCTTGGCTTGGATACGAGTGATGCAAGTATGTATTGGGCAAGAGTATCGCATGGAAGTCGTGTTGATGATAAATCCAAAGGTAAATGGTTTTTGAGTTTGCAGAAAGAATTCCAAGTTTGTGGTTTTATGTCATATGAATCAATTCCCACTTACACCTTGCAGGACATTCTTGACAAGCTGCCGAGTTATATTACATACAATGATGAAGAATATCAACTGCAAATACTTCCGCCTTGTATATGTTATAGATACGTAAATTATACGTTTGACGATTTAGATTATAAAAACAATGTGGATATCTTGGAGAACGCATATAAGATACTGTGCTGGGTGATTGAAAACGGATATATCAGAAAGGAAGAATAGCCATGACCGAAGAACTTGTAACATTAGAGACAGCGAAGCAGCTGAGAAAGAAAGGGTTTAATGAGTATTGTAAAAATGTTATTGATATTAATAATATACCAAGGGAAACTTTATATAGAATTAATGATGATTTACCAAAACAATGCTTTTCTCAACCTACACAATCCATTGCTCAAAAGTGGCTGCGTGAAACCAAGAACTTGCATATTGAAATATACCGTAATGCTTGTGGTTATGGCTATGCCATTGTGAAAGCCAATAACGGCACATGGATGGAAGATGATGATGCCAAAGGCCCTAACGATGGTGGGAATTGGGATACCTACGAAGAAGCACTCGAAGCCGGGATTTTTGAAGCATTAAAACTTATATGATTATGAGAAGATTTATATATATACTGGTTTCTATCATTATATCATATCTAATTTGTGTATATGAGTATAATACGTGGAATTTCATAGCCGGGTTAGAGCCTTCACTATCTTGCGAAAGATTAGCCAAATACGCCTTTTATTTCGTGATATGGTATTGGGTTGCGAAAGCTGTTGATTTGTTTAATGATTAATATGATTATGGCTAAGAAAATAATGTTTAATGATAAATACAGCTTAACCCAAGCCGTATTGGAAGGTTGGAAGACTACGACAAGGAGAATTGTGACAGATAAAAAGTTACACTATTGGAAATGTAGTTGTCCTGATATGGTAATAGTCAAAGTTCCTGAATCACAAAAACTAAAAACTGATGATGATAATACTTATTTTGGCATAAAGGACAAAATATCATCCGAATATTATTGTGATACTATTACCTCTCCGTACAAAGTCGGCGAAGTGGTTGCCATTGCGCAAAGCTACAAAGATTTAGGGTATGATGCAGAAGAGCCACTGCAAGAAGATGTCGGATATTATCCTCATATTAAAAATGCAGCTGGCTGGAATAATAAAATGTTTGTCCGCTCCGAAGCCTGCAAGCACCACATCCGCATCACCAACGTAAAAATAGAACGACTCCAAGACATTTCGGACGAGGACTGCTTACGTGAAGGTGTGAATATGATTAAAGCTAACAAAATAGGTAAAGCTCTTGGATTTGACGAGAAATATGAGATACCTGGGTATTTCCCAGTTTTCGACACCCCTCGTGAAGCCTTTGCCGCCCTCATAGACAAGGTGTCTGGAAAAGGAACTTGGCTAAAGAATCCATACGTTTTTTGTTATTCATTTAAACTGATAGACTAATGAGATTAAAACCTTTTAAATATATAAATGGAGAAATATATTACCAGTGCAATGTATGTAAACAATGGTTTTCAAAGAATGGGTTTTACGCTGACAATAGGCGTGAGATTGGTATAACATCAAGCTGCAAAAGTTGTCATAAGAAAACATCTATTCGCACTCGTAACTATGAGAAAGCCAAAGCGAGAGATGCAATAAGTAGGGCAAAAAGACAAAAAGAATATAAATCTTCGTTTGTTGTACAAGATTTTGATAATGAAGTATGGAAGGTTATACCAAAAACAGACGATGCTTACTTTATTTCAAATTTTGGAAGAGTGAAGTCATTAAAATGGGGAAAGGAAATACTTATAAAAACAGCAAAATCCGAAAAAGGATATATGCAGGTTTGTATAAATTATACCAATTGCAGAAAAACGAAAAGAGTGCATAGATTGGTAGCTCAAGCATTCATCCCAAATCCTAATGGCTATAAGGAAATAAATCATAAAGATGAAGACAAAACAAATAATAGAGTGTCAAATCTTGAATGGTGCGATAGGTTATATAATATGAATTATGGAACTTGGAAAGATAGAAGAAAAAAAACAGCAACCCTTGGGTATTCGCTTATGAATTTGAACTAATCAATTAGACTATGAACCTATTTGCTGAAGAAATAGAACAGCAAGCTATTACCAGAATCATTAAATTTTCTAAGATAGCAAAAGCAATGAATTTTGAAATTGCGGTTGGAGTATCTGGAGGTAAAGATTCTTGTGTTGTTTACGACCTCTGCAAGCGCAGCGGCATAGACTTCAAAGCCTACTACAATGTCTCTTTTGAAAGCTCCGTCACAAAGCGTTTCATCCGTGAGCATTATCCCGATGTGATTTGGAGAAGGGACTACAAGTTTGGCTTTATCGAAAACATTTGGAGAAATTACGGTGGGTTACTACCAACTGTAACAATGGCATACTGTTGCGAATGTTACAAACACAATCCGAACTATGTAGATAAGTGTTCCATTGTCGGTGTGCGAAAGGCTGAAAGTGCAAAAAGAGCCAATAGAACTGCATTTGAAGCCAAGAACAAAACGGTAATTAAGCGAAACAAGGCTCTGATAGACGATTACTTTGAAGAACACTGCCAATCCGTAGGAACTGCAAGCGTTATCCAGCTAAAGCCTATCATTGATTGGACGGACAATGATGTTTGGGATTATATACACAAGCATAACCTTCCTATCAATCCCGAATACGAACACTCAAAGCGTGTAGGTTGCATCGTCTGCCCGAAAGCGAACTTTACAAGCAACTATATCGGATTGATGAAATACCCCAAGCTGATTGATGCGTTCATTCTCGCAAGAGAAAAAGCAGATAGGAATGACAATCCGATAGATTGGCTGGTAACGTCAGACAATAAGGACTACTCCAACGACAAGCCCTATTACATCTGCCGCTGGCTGAACCATTCATTCATGCCGTTCACAAAGAAGCAGGAGGAATTTTACAGGCAAGTGAGAGAAAAGTATGATCAATTAAAGAAAGTAGAGAAAACTAAAATAACCTCTCCCGTTATTTTAGAAAATGACTAAAAGTAAAATAAGACATGAACATGAATTTAAATAAATTGCGCGATCGCGCCTATAAAACCGCCTGTGAACATGGTTTTCATGATGAAGAATTGAGTAACGAACATTGCCTATGTCTTGTCATATCCGAGCTTATGGAAGCAGTGGAAGCAGATAGAAAAGGGAAATACTTCAAAGGTATATTGACTTTTGAGCGTGAGTTTAACCGTTATTCCGCATTAGTGGAAGAAGAAAAACGATTTAAGTGCTCGTTTGAAAGACACGTCAAAGATACAGTTCCTGATGAGCTTACCGATGCCGTTATCCGCCTGCTTGATTTGTGCGGACTGCGTGAAATTAAGTTGGAGAATGACTGTTTGGATGATGAAGTGCTTGAAGAATATTCGCACATATTCATTGGCAAAACATTTACAGAGTCTATTTTCAATATTACTAAAAATCTTATTGATAGAGATATATCCTACTCTCTAATTAAGATTTTCGGGCTTGCCAAGCATCTTGACATAGATTTGCTCTGGCACATTGAGCAGAAACAAAGATATAACGAATTAATACCATATAAACATGGAAAGAAATATTGATATTAAAAAATACTATTACTATACTTATCGATCCAAATTAGGTGGAATATGCTGCGGAACACAATCAATTGAAGGCAGAGATTTTGATGTAAATCTCATGATGCGTAAGTTGTATGAAGATGACGGGTGCGTGTGTATAATCACTTTTTGGAAAGAAATATCCAAAGAAGAACACGAAGGGTTAATGGAGTTCTGTGATAAAGTTAATAAGGAGGGATAGTAATGAAGCATATATTTTTTTTATTTGTAGGTATTTTGGCTTTATACGAAATCATGAAAGCCTTAAACTGTAAGAGGGTTTATTCTCGTACATACGAATATATACATTCTCCCAAAGAAGATAAGAATACATGTTTTAAAAAGCACCCCATGCTTCTTTTAATGAGCGTTTTGGATCTTTTTGAGTGGATGACATTAATGGCAGGACTAATGACAAGTCAATGGGTTTTATTTTTGGCGGTGATGGCTTTGTCTTTATCAAGATTCTACCGCCTCGGTAGTTGGGCCATATGTATAGACTGTATTATTACTGTGGCTATTTACTTGTTTGCTATTATTAATACTTATCATTTACATATAGAATTATGAGTAAATTAAGAAGATATAAAAAGGTAGATACGAGTCTGTCTCATTTGTGCACTTTTGCACCAGTTAAAGATCCGGCAGTGGTAATAGGGTCTTATTACTGCAAAAACATTTGTCCTCATTGCCGAGGGACGTTGAATATATTAGGAGTTAGATATGTAAGATGTGATAAACCATGAGTAAAAAAAGGGATGCCTGTACATCCCCTTAAAACAGCATTACGCCACTTTCTTACTATCTACCAAGAAAGAAAAGTATTTGGAATGTTTTGGATATATCCGCTTACCGTTCCTTATGATATACCGACAGAAAATACGAGTTTTGCCGTTTTCATTTTGCATTTGATTTTTCACAATAACACCTCCTCTCCGTTTTGCCTACTAACCTGTATTAGCAAGCTTTAAGCTGCACCCTGTCAAGTGCAACTAAAAAAGCCCAAAGTTACAGGACATTGGGCTTAAATGTCTTTTCTCAATGAGAACGGACAAGAAAGGTGACGAATGACAGTTCGTCGGGTTGGAGGTGTTAATGCTCCAAATCAAATGCGGTACAAATATAGGTTTTAGCCTACAAGTAAGGAACTTTATTAACGATTTTAATAGTCAAATTAACACATGAGTAAACTCTACAAAGCAACCATTTTCGGCAAACCGTTCATGCTTGGATGGTTCAGCCATGCGGACAAATGGTATCATAGAATTGGAATAATATATTGAGACAATGAGAGCAACCGAAAAGAAACTAAGAGACAGACACGCCCGTCTGCCTGAACAATACAAGAAGGTAGACACGACAGTCAACGGAGATGCAGAACACCTGATAGAGGAGCGCAAACAGCTTGAAAAGAACTTGGTTCCTCTTCGCCTTAGCAACACTACCGTTATCTACGTAACAAAGGATAAGCAAAACGAAGCGTATGCGGCAGTGGCGCGTAAACGAATGGGAATAGCCGAACCGAGGAAGGTATTTGTTGACCCTCTTTCACAGGAGAACATTACAAAGATGTACAAGGAGGACGGCATAGTTCCCCGCAGAATGGCCGAAATATTGAATGTAAGCGTCAGGACGGTGTATCTGAGATTAGCCAAATACGGGCTTACAAAAGTGAAATGCAGATAATTAAAACTTGTAATTATGAAAGATATTAAAAGAAAATACAGTTTCTCTGATATAGAGTTTAAGCCTTACTTTACAGAGGAAGAGGTAAATTTTATCAAAAAGATGAAATTGATGAAAGATGTTGATAAGTACATGCAGGGAGTGGTTGAGTTTGAGAATGGTTATGGCGTCAGTGTACTTTTAGGACAGCTGTTTTATTCAGACGGAAAAGACACATACGAGGTGGCCGTTACCTATGACGGCCATATAATCAACCGAGATAACGAGCAGTGGGTAGAATGCTTTTTGGACCGCTATGAAGTTGAGAAGCTGATGAACAATGTTGCCGGGCTTAACCCTATTGTCGTTGATTCGTTCGACAAAGGCGATTACTTGGTGTATAATTTTGATAAATATCATATGTATATAGTCAGTCCGGGAAGAGAAAACATTCATTTGTTTGGTTCTTTTTACGAAACAAGAAAAGCCACATACGAAGAAAGAGAGAAGATATTCGAGAGATTGAGAGAATCATTAATTTTTTAAACAAAAGCAATGGAAGATAATACATTAGACCAAAACCTTTATACCACCGCAATGAAAGAAGCGCTAAAGGTGGAGTTCTTGGAAAGCAACGAAGAGATTAAACTATATGCCGCCTCGCTGTATAATGCGATGATATGGGGTAGAAATCATACGGTTAAAGTAAAATATTAAGTTTTTCATTTGGCGTTATAGAAAAAGGACGTATATTTGCAGCGTTCTAACATATATCAATAGGCGGACGGTTGTCTGCTATTAGCAGGCATTTTTTATGCTTGTAAATAACGCTGTATATACAATATAACGGCTTTGTACCCCTGTGTGGAGTGTTAATGCACCCACTACTGCCTATTGGTATGTTAGAACGACGGGAAAGGCAAAGCCGTTTTTCTTTTGCCTATAATGCCAAAAACGTTCTAAATTATGGCACAACAAATTATTAAATTCGACTACAACGGTAGTCAAATCCCTTTTGAAAAAGGGAGTGATGTAATGGTAAATCTTACGGCTATGGCGAAAGCCTATCCTGATAAGAATTTATCCACAATTGTTAACTCGCAGGAAATCAGTGATTATTGCACTTCTCTCTCAAAACTACAAAATTTTAGTTTTGCTGATTTACTGATAGTTAGAAAAGGAGCGCCAAATCTTGGTGGAGGCACTTGGGCGCATCGACTTGTTGCTACACGAGTTGCCCAAAAGTTAAATTCTGATTTAGCGGTATGGGTGGATATGAAAATAGAAGAGCTTATGACTACCGGTAGTACGTCACTTCAACCGCAATATGAAGTTCCACATTCATTCAGCGAAGCTCTGATGTTGGCAGCAAAGCAGCAAATGAAGATAGAGGAACAACAGCAGCAGATTGAACTTAAAGAAGAGATAATTGAATCACAAGACAAGGAAATCAAACAATCTGCACCTAAAGTTGTGTACTACGATATCCACCTACAAAGTGTAAACACTCTTACCACTACTCAAATAGCAAAAGAAATCGGAATGGATGCCGAGAAGCTGAATAACAAACTGAAAGAACTTAGAATACAGTTCAAACAGTCGGGGCAATGGCTTTTAAAAGCTCCGTATGACAAATGGGGTATGCACTCAACGAGAACAAACACGCACACAAGAAGTGATGGCTCTACATCAACGAGTATTTATACTGTATGGACACAAAGGGGCAGGCGTTTTATTATAGCTTTATACGAAAACGAATGGAGTATAAAGAAATCTGTCAAACAGATAAAGGGAGAAATGGATTCCGCCTCATAAAAATAAGCATGACTTTTAAAATTGATACATTATGAAAAGAGATACAAAAACACCGTTCTATGACGTTATGTGCAATATAAACGAAAGCTGCGTTTTGGCGGTATATTTTAATAAAATTATTGGTGAATTGGAAACTGCAAGAATATTTTCTTCACCAAGAACATTTGAGGACGCTAAGAATGAGAATAAAGATTGCTCTGCTATTTTTTATCAAACTGTTCTTTGGGAATTGTGGTTTCATGGAGTTGTGGAAAGGCTTAATGAATGGAACGAAATGCTTAATGAATACTTTTCCGAATACGAAGGGAAGTGGAAATTTTATGCTTGCTCAAAAAGACTTGAATCTATCAACGAATATGGGGGTGAAGAATCAGATTACAATGAGGACGGTAGCATAAGAACTTTAAACCTAACCGAAGATGATTTGATACATCATACAGTTCTTGGTGAAATGGTGCAAGATGATTGGAGGGATATTGTGCAAGAAACTACCTGCGCCGATTTACAGTATATGATTACATGCTTAAAAGCCCATGCAAGCTTTTCATTACCCGATGCTTTTAAGGAATTTTTCGGGAAAGAAATTACCACTTATAAGCAAGATGAAAACGGCAATATGGTTCCAATGAATTTTGCGGATAAGGCCATGGATAAGGCAGTAGAGCAATATACGGCTGACGGAATGGCTATTGGTATTACATTGGTTTGCGAATTTATCCAACGTATAATCAGGGATATTAGGGCAATGGACAAGTTCAGTGACAACACAAACAAACTTATCCAAATACACAAGGATGTAAGAAATATCCTTGATTTTAACCTATGCGAAGTTTCCTATGTAGAGGAAATGCTCGAAGAGGAACGTAAAAGCAAATAATATCAAGCCTTGCCCGTATCTATTGCGGGCGGGCTTTTATCAACAAAACCTAAAACAAATATTCATCATGGAAAGAAATACAATATCCGCTAAAAAGCAATATGACGTCAGCGCAATGGGCGAATTTTTTAGAGACATTATAGCTCCTGAAGAGCTTAGAAAGGAACTCGTAGAACTGGCGTTTGATTACGCGCAATACGTAGATGAAGATAACACAGATTTGTTTAAAAACAACATGAGCACCATATACATACTGTATAGGGCACTGGAGGATGTGAAAGAATTAGAGACACAGGGTTAACAGCATAGCCAGTTTTACCGCAACAATAAGCGGTATAGCATTGCAAATAACATCCTCGGCTATCTTTAGAGCACGTTCCATTGCATCATAGCAAGCAGTCGGCAGAACATCCAGTGCGGTAAGTCTTCCGACTGCTTAATCAATATGTCTAATTGTTCATTCATAGCTATATTTTAGGCACATGTAAGACCAAATTTTATTATCTCCCGGCATCCAATCTTCATCAGCAAACCAAAAGGCGTACGCCGCTTCGATAATATCCTCTCCGTCCAAAACCTTGCACAGATCGGCCCAAAAAGCATTAAAGGCTACGTATTTATCCCAACGGGTGCATCCCGACGGGAAATTCTTGTTCTTGGTGGCTTCCTCTATCTGATCTACCGTCCAATATCCACCCTTGTGTTCGTTGCCTTCCTTGTCTGTGTATTCCATATCGGCAACATCGTGCATGGCAAACTCCTCGTTGTAATGGCATCCGCTCATGGCACCGTACAGCTTCCTTAACGCCAGCCAATACTTTTTAGGCTCCTTCTCTTTCATCGGCTCCAGCACATCCGAAAGAATGCGGGTACTCTCTATCATTACAGCTTCACCCTTGCCTTTGCCGTACTTTTCTATCAATTCATAAATAGTCATAATCTTTTCCCTTTCTTTTAATTAAGTAGTATGTTTCTTATCTGAATATCCTGCTTGCACCTCTTAGCAACACCTCAAAAATGGCGTCCCCGGTAAGGTTTGCTCCCACCTCCCGCCAAAAATTGGGCTTGCTTTGCTTTCTGATTATTTGAAGCAGCAGGTCCTGCTGGCGAAGGTGATGTTCGTTGTTCTTTTCAATGTCTTTTTGTAAAAGTAAAAGAGCCTTGACACCGTCATCCTTGCAGTTACCTATACACTCGTTGAGGTATTTGTCCATGCAATACTTCATAATCTTCTTGTTGCCCATATTGTTATTTCTTTCCGCATGACGGGCATTTAACCGTCTTTACGGGCTTTGGTTTTACAATTACAAATCTTCCCATAACCGATCGTATTTTTTGTTTATATAAGCCAAAAGCAAATCAATCCATAGTGCGGCCAAAGCGCACAGAAAAGAAACAAGGATGCAACGAATAACCGGACCTCCGCATGCAATGCTGTAAGCCAGCGTGAGCCAAAAGCTGATACACTTGCTGCATTTCAGCTTCTCCGATAAGTGTCCTATCTTCTCCGGGTTTACCGGAACAAGTCTTTTCAAAATGCCTGCTATGGCATTGAAAAGTCCCAAATAGATGAACAGGCATACGGAAACGGTTATTATCATTGCATCCCCAATCATACACTACTTGTTTTTGGATGATTTGGTTTCGTTTGCTAAGCTTTCATCTTCACCAAGCAATGCAGCTACGGCAGGCGCAGGAGCAGGGCTTGTGACAGTCAGGCCGAACTCTATTTCCACCGCATTTGTTTTCGTGCAGCAGTCTTGTACGTTGGTAGGACTTACCAGCACATTAGGCGTAACGGTAAGCGTTGCCGATGTGGGTACTGTGGTTGAATAGAACGGTACGGTAATTGAAGTGAACACTGTATCCGTCTGCGGGCATACGTCACAATTGTTGCATCCGCATACGTATGGCAGATAACTTACCGAACCTACCAATTGGATAGACAGCGAATAAAGGTTTCCGCCTAAAGAATCAATAGACTTTAAAACGGCCCTCATGGTCCCGCTCAAAGGATATTGGGCGGTGATACAGATGTTCCGGTTACGACACAGATAATGAATCAGGTCAATGTAATACATTATTGGGGATGGTGTCGTAGTCCCTGTGGCTACGGGGACAAGCTCCAATACGGAGGTTTGTCCCGATTTGTTTTTACAACAGCTCATAATGAATCGTTTTTTTATTAATATTATTCAGCAACGGGTTCCTCTGCTGATTGAGGGTATTTCTTTGGAGCCGGCACCCGGCTCTTCATCTCTTTTACAGAATCAGGCGTTCCTACACCCAGCAGCACATCGAGTTTTGCTTCAATGTTTATCAGCCGTTGTTCCGTAGCTATCAGGAACTTATTGTTTGATACTGCTATCTCGTAAATGGCTTGTATGTATTCGTTCATATTGTTTTGTTATTTAAAATATTTGATGATTTGATTTTTTACAAACAGGTTGTCTTTCCATTTAGGAACGCACTCTGTCAGCTTTTGTGCTGTTACCGCTCTTCCCTCGGCAGCATGTTCGTTTACAAAATCCTGCAATGCCTTTGAGGCTGCATCCGCTTCTTCCTGCGTATCGGCATATACTTTAAAATTTATTTCAAATCCTTTCATAGTGCATTTGTTTTAATTACAACGGAGGCAGAGGCGGTGATACTGGAGCGGCACCCGAAGGCGGCATTCCACCTCCTTTTTTCAGGCTTTTCAAGAACTCTATGCCTTGCATGATATCGTTCTGATTTTCTTTCACCCAGCCGAATATCGTTCCGGCGGTATCCCTCACCTGTTGCATGGTTGTGGGAGGAACAACATCAAACGTAGGCAGTTCTTCCATGTCCTTAGCGAGAAAATCATACAGCTTCTCCGCTTCCTCTACGTTTCCTTTGGCTATCATCAGAGTTTGCATTTTCAGTGCAACCTTACTGGTAGGCTTTATCATTTTCAGCATTTCCATATTGTATTTTTTCTTTCTCCAAAACATAAGTAGCAATGTTTTTTGTAAAAAGGGAAAGGCTTAGTGTGCCCTTCCCCGATACCGAAATGCAATTAGCCGTTGCAAGGACATCCGCAAGGCTGCGGTGCGCTGTACAATGCTACGGGCTGCGGACACATCTGTGAGCGACCTGTCAAACGGTCAGCCACGATCTGTGCTTCTGCCTGTGCGTATGCGCTTGCTCCTGCTCCCGCCAAAGCGTTAGCCGTAGCGCCTGTCTGAACATTTACGTAGTCAATCATGCGAGGTTGCTGATTTACACGTTCTGCGCGTTCTGCAATAGCCAGTTGAGCCAGTCGGTCAATGTCTCTTTGGTTAGCTTTGCTTCCCTGTGCGGCATAAACGCCACCGAAAATCCAAGCTCCGATGCCAGTCAACAAGGCTGCACTACCGATAGTAATAGCTGCAATTGATGTTCCGCTGGGTCTCTTTGCTGTTTTTTCAGCCACCATGAAGTGCTCGTAGGAACTCATGTCGGTTCCGTCGGACATGGCTTTCATTGCCATTAAATCTTCTGCTGTCATAGTCATAAAATATTTATTGTTTCAAGGCAGCCCGATGTAGGCTGCATGACAAAGGACGACAGAATCAATGTGCTATTATAGAAGAAACGAGCGGGTTATGGGCAAGTTCGGAGCTAATTTCGTGCAGGCAGTTTTTTACGCTCCACTTGTTTATTTTTACATCGAAATGGTTGCGTATCCTGTTTACCGACTGACGGGGTATTTTAGTTTGACGGGATATTTCCTCGTCCGTTAAAAACTGCGATAGGAAGTACACCAAAAGATAGCGCGCGTCTACGCATTCTTCTTTTTTACTGTCTATCAATTCCAATTCTCCAACCCCTGTATGCCTGCATACCGTAGACATCATAATCTGATACAAATCTCCTGTTTTCATATTATTCTGCTTTAAAACATGTAATTATTAAAAACAAAAATCACAACCCGGCGTTATTAAACTCGAAAGCCTCGTAACAACTCGGATTGTGATTGTTGTCTCTTGTGTTCGTTTCGCAGACAGAGGACAAGAGATAGGGGCTTTCTTTCTACTCTAAGCCCCGAAAGAGCGTCAGCTAAAGCCAACTTCTACACTTATTTCTTTTTTTATCCTTATGGCAAGCCAAAGAACGGCCAATGCGACACATGCAATGTTTAGCATCATGCTCGCACCTCCGTAATTGATTTTAAACCGTTTCCACCATGATAGTTTCCTTTCCACAGGATAGGGCTTTGGCACTTCAATTCTTCTTATCTTTTCAATGAAGTAGGGTATTTTGACCGTCACCGTAAATTGGGGATAGATGCCTAATGAGTGGTTCAATATCCCCTTATTCCAAGACGCATAACTATAAGCATACGGGTTATGCAGGAATGACACAGTATCAGCAATAGACACGCTGTCTTTGTAAGGTATTAGCTTCTCCTGAAACGTTGTATCGTGGTAGACTATACTGTCAAGCACTTTTGTTTCAACAGGCACATAGACCGTCCTCGTTCGGCACGAAGCAAACACGAACACCAGCAGCATAGCCAGCAATCCAACAGACGCCCAAAATAATAGATTTCTTAGTTCTTTCATGGCATTATCCTTTGAAATATATGACTTTACCCTTTGTCCCGTCATTACGCATGTCAAGATGCACCCACGTAACATCCTGCTCCAGTCTGACAGGATACGGAAGAAGTATTTGGTTTGCCTTAATCCAGTTGCGCACCTCAAGAGCTGTCATGCCTTTTACATCGAAATCAATGCCCGTACCTTGCATGTGTGCCGATACGTACACTTTTTCAAGCCTTGTTTTTTCTGCAACAAGCTGGCAGACATTACATCTTAACCCTCGCTGTGTCACATTACCGCCTACCTGCCAATTATTCACATAGATAGGCTTGCCAAGTTTCTCCCTGATAACAAGCAGTGTTTCCAACAGGCGGTTATCGAAGAGCTGCCAAGCGTTATCACCGAACTTCTCGTACACGTGCCTGCATACAAGTTCCTGAATGTCGAAGTAGTCTTTAATATTCATTTCTTTTCCTCCTTATCTTTCGTTATTATCTCGCTAACATCTTCCTTATCAACATTAAAAACCTTTTTGCAGAATATGCCCAAAGCTTTTAATACATTGAAATCATACCCTTTAGGCTTTAATATGTTGCTTATAATAGAACAAAACTCTATAAAGCACACAAAGAGACAGGAATATATATCAATGTTCCACTTGTCTCCGGAAGCAATGTTTATCATCACAACCATGCAGACAAATGCAAAGTAAGTTACCATTTTACCCATAGTACGGCGTATGGCTCCGGAGAAACGTACTTCCTCATTCATTAATAAACTCTTCCTAACTCCAAACGCCAAATCGCAGATAATAACTGAAAATGATACTATCAGCCAAGGTATCATGTGCTCCAATGACTGTATAATAAAGCTGCTTGCTATCACCGCGAATCCACCCGGTATGCTTTGGGTAACAATGTTTTCTTTCATTTTATCGTTATGTTTAAATTTCTTCTTATCTTTGTATCATTCATAGTATCAGAACTAATTACTACTGCATCCCCGTTTGGCTCGTGAGAGTGGAGCGGGGGTTATTATTACTAAGGGTTATCTACCCATTCGCCTGTATCCATGTTTTGATAGCGGCTAAACAACACACCCGCCTTGCCATTGACAACAATAGTCAAACTGACAAATAGGAATTGCGTGTATTCCATTCTTGGTGAATAGAAACTGCCTGACATTCCGAATGATTTAGTCTCTCCCGGCTGTGCTCCAGTTGTAACCGGGCCAAAATAATCACTGTCTCCCTCGCTATAATTTTCAATATAAGCCGTTATCTCTACATTGTGGGTTACATTGCCATTGTTCTTTATGTAACCGCTAACATCATATACAAGCCAAGCAGGCTCATCGTAATTCACAGTTTCTGTATATAGTACCTTTGGATAACCAACCAGCTCATACTGAAGCGTAGGATTGTAGGTGCTTTTAAGAGCAGCCCTCCCGTATCCGGAATTAGAATCAGGAGCTAAGTAATATTCAGCTCCTGACGGAGGAGGAGCGGATTCATTTCCGCCTGTGTACATGTTAGGAGAAAGTATGGTGTACATGTCTATTGTATCACCTTCTTTCCAGCTTTGAAGAAGTGGAACGCTTAATGTGTCTGACGCGAAGTATTGTAAGGTTGTGGCGGACGTCCTGTATGCAGATTGATTTCTCGTCCTGTTCAAGGCCATTATTCCCGGATACCAACTAAGTTCATCGGAATGTACGTCTTTCACCCTGATATTTCCTTCAGGTAAATCAAAGTCATCATCTATATCCAATGTCACATAATTGTATCTATCAGGTTCATCTATGCTTAGCTCTGCCGGGAATCCAGTTCTTACCGGGGATATAGCAGCGCTGTTATAACCTCTGAAATCCTCCAGTCTATAAGGCTCGGCCGCTCCTCCTCTCGGTATATTGTACCCCCAAGATATGTCACCACCTATGTTGGAAGTGTCTACCCTTACCACATAAATACCGTATCGAGCATCATTAAAATCGGAATCGGACATTCCAAAATCTTTCCTATATCGAACAGGTTTGCGCTTTGAAAACTTATTAATTCTTGCATCCGCGGTAAAGTAACTTGGCGCATAATTGATATTAACACTGCCTCCTGCATCACGCAGAACCGCACCTACTTCGGAACTTAAATCGACATCAGTATCAGGTACAATAGCCATATCATACCTCCTTCCGTATAATGGTGATACCACCAGTAACAGCAATAGACATATCACTGTCACCGTTAATCTCGTAGTCGCCATGTACGACCCTGTCCGCTTCATATAGGCTTTCATCTGCATAACAATTCCAATTAGAGGATTTTACCCCCCCCCTCGCAAGTTGTTGATAACCAATAGATTACCAACTACCAACAAATCAACCTTTACCTTTTTCATGACACAACCCCTTCCTGATTAGTTACTTGAACACATCAAATACACCCTCTATTGCAGTGCGCAAGATGTACGGGTAGTTCTCCGCATACTTCTTCAAGGCTACTGCCTGTTCTTTTGTTACCTTTGACTTACCTGTTTTGTAGATTTCGCGGGCTACTTCCACCTCGCCCAATTCCTTAGACTGGGAGTATATCACGTTGGCAAACTGCTTAACCAATACGCCAATCTCACCGTCACCGTCTACGAATATCTTAGACTTTGAGCCGTCAATGTTTTCGATTTCTGCTTTGGCAAAGTCAATATCTCTCAACTCTTCTTTTTCTTTCTTATCTTCCATGATGATTATAGTTTAATGGTTGTACAATTACAATGAAACGGGCTGTGCAGTAACTATCTTGGCTTTCGTGTCGGCAATAAAGGTATTGACGGCCGCGGTGATGTTGCACTGCTCCTGCTTGTCTCCCACGTTATGGTTGATGCTCAGGTTCTCGTTGCCGTAACTGTTGAAAGTAGCCACCTGTGAGCCGTCTTTCTTCACTGTGCCTGAATTGATATTACCTACAATGCCGTTGTTTATCTCGGCATCCGCTTCAATGTCATAGACCTTAGATTCGTCTACGGAGTTATTTACTCTTACTGTTGCTCTCACTAACTTTTCATAAGCCACTTTTTCTGCGGCGGTTGTTGATGTACTCATAACTTTTGTTTTTATTGGTTTATTATTCTACTATTTCAATCTCTTCAATCTGAAAGAAGTACGTGTAATATCCTTTGAACTCACAGTACCAGTATGCGCGCCTTTCCTGCATGGCACTATCGTAGTCAGTTCCTTTCTTGAAAGCTTCAATCATTCTTTCAAGAGCTTTGTCTGCGTCCTCTGATTTCAAGTAATATTCTCTGTCGTACAGTTCGTCAACACCGATGTCAGGTGCGTGGTATTTGCTTAAAACTAAGTATGCTTTCATGCTATTCGATTATTATCATATTGTCATTTGCATCTACTTGCATCGATGCGATTTTCATTTGGGAAAGGCCGATTATTCCCAGTATCTCTATCCCGGTCTCACGCTCTATGCTGTTTCTCACGCCTGATATGTCGGTAATGAGGAACTGCGGAATATCTTTCCCACCAAACCGCACAAGCGTATTGCAGTAATACACATCTTCCATTTCACCGCCAGCGCCAACAAGAGAGCCGGGGTATTTGCGTCCTCTCACGATGTCGAACTTCTTTACCTTGTCCTCGGCAATAAGCCCAACACTCGCACCTGTATCGATAAGGAAGAAACCTTTCTTTCCGTTTACCTCGGCTTCAATGATAAGCCGTTTGTCTGATAATGATTTGAACTGTTTCATGGTCTATTGCATTAATAATTCTGTATATCTACTGTTTGAGATAGTGTTTGTCCATTGATTACGACAGTTACATTCACTTTCTTTGCTCCGTCAAAATTGGATATTTGAGAACCAAGATATGACTTACCGAAACTAAGGTAGGTATCGGCGTTAATGTACTCGTTGTAAGTAAATGTGTTTATAACAGATTCATACTGAGTATATATAGTAACCTTGATATTGGCCGATAATCTACTGTTGGTATTATTGTATATCTTGCAGTTTACAGATATTACCTTTGTTCCGGTGCTAATCTTAGTAGCGCTTAATTCTTTTAATTCTACTGGTGGCGCGTAATTCTTCAATGTAACCTCACCGTATGTGAATGTTAACGGCGTGAAGAAACCTGACGTAGGAGCCGTACTTGAACCTACATCCTTAACGCTCGAAACAAAGAGGAATGATTTATATTTTCCGGCAGCATGGCGAACCCTGTCAAATACGAATATAGCATTACCCGGATAATTGCCTATTGTTGGGTCATCAGCGACAGAAGCGTTACCAGTAGCCATATAAAACTCTGTACTACCAATCTTTAGCAGTCCGAGACATAAATAGCTATTTCTCCAATCACCAACTACACTACCTCCCGAATTAATATAATGGAGATCGGCTAATGTAAGGTTGTATTGCTGAGACGGTTGTACGTTAACAGGAACCGTTATTGAAAAGGCGGTTGTGCTGTCAGCCATCATTACAGAGTCATTATAAGGTAGATATGGTTGTACAGCTTCAGTATAATATCCCCTGAAATCTTCAAGCCTTAGGGGTTCCGAAGTGCCACCGACTGGAGGTATATAGGCAAAATAAGGAGTACCACAATTTCCAGCAAGAGGCGAGCCGTTACGGACATAATCAGCCATGTAGTTGACATTGTCCCAATACGGCACATTAGACAACCCCCAGTTTCTTGAACTGCGCTCATTATCGGTTACGTTAAAGTTTTTCGGGTATTTGAACGGCTTATACTTCGCCCATTCTCTAATATTTGCATCCGCCGTAAAAAAGCTTGGTGCATAATTGATATTAACATTACCCCCTGCATCCCTCAGCACCGCACCGATGTTGTTTGTCAGGTTAATATTGGTATCAGGTATTATTGCCATTATGCTGCCCTCCTTTCCAGTTCGATAATACGGTTCATCATTTCTTTATTGCTATCTTTCAGCTCCTTGTTCTCTCTTTCAAGAAACTCTATTCTCGTTTCGTGGTTATTGAAATCCTCTATCAAAAATCTTTGGAAATGCTTTGCCATAGACAGTACGCATGTAGTTGCAAGCACATCATAACTCATTGTGAAGAAGCCCTCATTGTCTGTGTCTGTCACCTGTGGAAGGAATCGATTCCAATACTGGGCACTCGTTCCTGCTCTGACCTTGCCTTTTTCATCTTTCTTGAAAATGTAATCGAAAAGGTCAGCATTTGCCATTACGTCAAGAGGTACGATGATGCTGTTCAGGACGTTCTTCTTTCTTAAGTCGGAGTACATTGTTATTCCGCCAGCGGTAAGAATATTGCCGTTAACATAAAATCTATTTCCACCATAAGCAGAAAATGAGGCAACTTCGTTATATACTGTCCCGTTTGCATCATAACTCCATAACGAAAGCCCTCTTGTAATCTCGCCCTTAGCGTGATACCAACACCATTCATAATCGGGGTCTGTGCCGGATATAGCGGTATTAAATGTTCGATACGCAGCGTAATATTGGGTCGAGTAATTAGATACTTCAATTTGCATACATTTCATAATACCACGAGCCATAAACGATCCGTTTACATCTAACTTGTGCTCAGGTGTTATGCCTATGCCGACGTTGCCGCCACCCATACAGCAAATTAAGTTATTAGAAGTATTATGTTGGAGGTCTAATTCAGCCCTATAATTATTTATCTCACTACCTCTTCCACTATCATTTCCGTTGTTATCTGTCTCAATGCAGATATTAAGAAACTTAGCTCCTCCTGTTATATTCCCTGTGCCGTCAAAAGGCTTGCTGAAGATATAGCGAGGGGTTTGCAGCTTGGTGGCGGAGTAGATATTGTCATCAAGTGTGGCTAAAGTTCCACTTGCAGCAGGTAGGGTTATCGTATTATGATGATCCCCTTGTGTTTTTATTCTGCAAGAAAAATCAGTAATCATGCCTGGCTCTTCGTGAAAATCTATAAATTTCCCTATTTCTAATACTCCATCTCCTCCAATGTAACATATTGAATCCCATTGCCCTTGATGCAAATGTTTACCGTCCAGCAAATCCGCATCCAACCCTGAACCTGAACCGTCGTTTCCGGCATCCCAAATCTTATTACCAAGTCTTGTTAATGTGCCATCTTTTGCAACATTAAATAAAGCTCCAAGATTTACATCATCCTCATTTAGTACTCTGAATACAGAACCACTATCACCTGAGCCGAATGCTGTAACACAATCATTTGTTATGGCTAATCCTCCAGTGTCACTGGGCGCGTCATATCCGTTAGTTTGTATGTATAAAGCCTTAGTGTTGTTAGCAGCACTAATATCGTGCATAACAATACCACTAATAGTTGCATCTCTATAACCTATTGTATAAGCTGCACCTGAATTAGCAGAAGACCTACCATAAATATCAGAATCATTTGACATTAGCAATGTCCCCGTCATCGTATCCCCTGCCTTATTTACAAAAAATTCGTCACACTCACTCTTACTGTATACTGTTGTGTTTATCTCGTGCTTCGTATAAGCATCCGTAATCCCATATCCCCCCAGCGTAGTAGGATGAGAGGACAGCTCATCAAACGAATAACTCGGCTTGTTCGGCTGCTTGGCCCAAGAATACACGTCACTTGCTGGCAATGTGGTGGGGTAATTCGGCAATGTAATCAGCTTTGTGGTTTCATCAGGGGAATAGGTTGTTCCGTTAAGGATAATCCCGTCTACCGAACCACCGCCAACACCGCCTATTACGCTTAATACACCACCCTCTTTGGACAATGTGGTATTGTCAATCGGAAGCGCATCAAGAATGGTGGATGCCGTATGACTGCCTTGTGCGTACATGGTAAGACTACCCGTCAAAATCAAATCACCGTCTAACTCAACAACTCCGTCAGAATGCTTCTTCACAAGTATATCACCGATATTTAAGCCGTTTATGAATGACTTGATACCTGTAATGTCCTGTGCACCTGATTTGGTTACGTAATCGGCTAATAGCCCGGATATGTCGTTTTTGGTGTAGGCGTCTGTGATGCCATAGCCTGCAAGGGTGGTGGCCTTATCCGCCTTAATGGAGAGTAATTCAGCTAACGTGCTTGTCTGCGTCTGACCTGCAAGGAATGATTCAAGCTCTTTCCATTTATTTATGATGCCGTCAGTATCAGTACCCTCCAAGAAGTTATCTACCTTAGCGGATAATTGAGACAAGGACGATGAAGTGGCATAACCGCCAAGTGTGTTATTAACCCATTGCTCCGTAGCATAACCGCTTAATGAAGGATAATTAGGCAAGGTGATTATTCCGTCCTCATTAGGAGTGTAAGTGTTACCATTAACCACTATACCATTGGCAGTGCCCTTTCCACCTGTTGAGACAAGCTTTCCGTCAACCCACTGTATTGTCACACCGTCTATTGGGAGACCTTCGTAGATTGAAGGGACTTGAACGTCTGCGCCTGCGTACATGGTTACTCCGTAGGCGGTAATCAACGGTTTGGTTAAGAACAAGTATTCCTTTCCGTTATCGTCAACCCTCTCTTCAAGGTTTCTGTCCCAAACGACTTTGTCGAGCTTCTTTCCGAGAAAATCATCTATCTGATCTCTCGAATAGCTGTCACTTCCATTACCGCCAACTCTTGCAACCTTATCCTTATTTGTTTTTATGAAGATAGCAGGGTCTTCATCTGCATTACATACATATATTTCCCCGTCATTAAGTCCGTCGAGCCCGTTTCCGCCCGGAGTAGATATATTAGGAGCTTTCGCCCTGTTGTTTTCAAGGTCGCTCCCATGCCAATTTATTTTATTTACCCTCTTATTTATCATACTTCCACTGTTGTTACGTTAGTAAAAGCTGATTTGTCAGCCTTGAACTGCAATAGCTGCCCGTCTGTGGCATTATCAATCACAAATGCCCCATATAATGGCGGAGATGCTGGTTCGGGAGTACCTCCGATACCGGCAATATCATTATATTGTTGTTCAAGAGCGATCGAGATGTAGAATAATTGGCTTGATTCAATAACCTGTGTAATTTCAGGTACTGAACCCTCGGAACGCACAAACTTCGTCCCGTCAATTTCCACCATTGAAAGGCATAAGATGCGGTTTAAGTGTTTGGCAAACCAATATGGCACGCCTTTTGAGCTTCCGATTGTAAGGGTATAAACATCATACGGGACTGCGTATAACTCCTCTATCTCCTGCATCTGATTGCGGTATTGCTCGTTGCTTATATGAGAAGTATATCCTTCCGGCTTAAATCCGGCTTCTACCCGGAACTCAAACACCTGTTGAGTATCGTTTATCCAAAATATGTTATCAAAAGCGGAATTATTACTCTTGTGAGAATACCTGATAAGCGTTGTTTCCTCTAATATAATATCAGAGGAGCACACCTCGAATGGCTCTGACGCATTACCATTGACAGTAACCGTATATTTTGCATCATCCAGCCCGCTAAGGACTGCATAATACATTAATACGTTATCATTTTGATTGTATGTAGAAAGAGATACAGGAGTAGAGGTCTCGGCGACAAGGTTGTTAAGTGTTACTGACACCTCCTCCGAAGCGCTCGCAAACACCTGTATATGGATTTTATCAGAAGTGTGGAACCTCTGAACGTAGTCCATTTCCAGCCCAAACTTATTTTTTATAGGTGAGAAAAAAAGAGGGCAAACATCACCAACCTTTACCATGTCTTTTCGTCCTTTTTACGGTGACGTGCAACTTTACACGTCCTTTGCAAATGTACATACTATTTAGAATAATTCCAAATAAGAACCAATAAATTAAATAAATTATTATCTTTGTATCGCCATGTGATGTTGCATGGAACTCAAAATCAGGACTTATGGCAAACGAATTTGTAATTACAGATGTAGTAAGCAAAGAGGCTTTACAGCAGCTAAAAACATTATCACTTGAGTTTGATTCGGCAAAAGGTAAGTATGTAGAATTTGCAAACACATTAGCGGCAAGCTCAAAGACAAATCCAAGGACTTTTGACGAACTTTCCCAAAAAGCACACGATTATACATCCATTCTTGAAAAACTGAACAAAACACAGGAAAGAATGGAATCCATTCAGACAAAGCAGTTGACTGTATTGCGGCAAATATCCCAGCAGTTTAACTCTATGACAAGTCTTCAAAAGCTAAACATCCTGTTTGAGCAATTTTCTAAAAACGTAAAAAATGCAAGCGATATGCTCGCCGGGCTTTCTTCTTCTTCCAATCAAGTTGCTTCTGCACAGGAAAATGCAGCCAAGAGCACACAGACTGCAAGCGACACGATAAATCAGGCATCCGCTCAACTTCAAGCAGCCAACATGAATTATGCTTCCATAATTGATACGGTACAGGCTTACGATAGTGAAGTGACTAAATTAACAGCCGACACCATAGCCAATAAAGAGGCTATGAAGAAAATACTATCTGATATTCGCGAATTAAACAAATCTTATAAAGCAGGAGAAATTACCTTAACAGAATACATTAACCAATCTTCTTTATTAAAACAAAGGCACTCGGAACTAATAGCACAAAATCAACAGTATTCAGCTTTAATAAAAAATCATTCCACTTATATAATATCCGCTTCCGGTAGTTATAATGAAATGAACGCCGCCATGCTTGAACTGCAAAAAAGGTATAAGGCGTTAAGTGAAGCTGACCGGGAAAGCAGCATAGGGAAAAACCTTATTTCCCAAGCCAATTCTTTGAACAACAAATTAAAAGAGATAGACGCACAATTTGGGAACTATCAAAGAAATGTGGGTAATTATGCGTCCTCATGGAATGGGTTAAATGTACAGACGCAACAATTATTGCGGGAACTACCGTCTCTTACAGTGAGCCTCAACCAGTTCTTCCTTGCTATCTCCAATAACTTACCAATGTTTGCGGATGAATTAAAAAGAGCAAGCGAAGAATTTAAACGGATGAAAGCTGAAGGATTAACTGCAATTCCTGTTTGGAAACAATTGTTAGGTAGTATCTTTTCTTGGCAGGCTGCACTTGTAATAGGTATAACATTGCTGGCTGCGTATGGTTCGGAGATTGCAAAATGGGTAGGAAGTTTGTTTAAGGCAGAAAAAGCAGTTAATGAGGTAGCAAGCGCTGAAACTAATTTGGCAAATGCAAGGCGCAAGGGAATTTCTGACAGCATGAAAGAAAGGACAGAACTGGAATTGTTATATAAGGCAACGCAAGACAATAAACGTTCAATGAAAGAGCGTATTGCTGCCATTGATGAGTTGCGAAGTAAATATCCTTCATATTTTGGAAATATGTCAAACGAGGAAATTCTCGTAGGCAAAGCAGCCAAATCTTATAAAGAACTTCGTACAGAACTTGTTGCAAATGCTATTGCAAGGGCTCAATTGGATAAAATGACAGAAATTTCATCGCAAAGATATGAAGCTTGGATAAAAAGGACTAATCAATATAACACGTATTTAAAAGCACAGAAAAAAGAAGAAGAAGCAAAATTAGCATTAGAAAAGGCTACCCAAAAGGCGAGAGAAAAAGGCATAGAAGAAGGTAGCATGCGAGAATCGGTGTATTTATCGAAAAGAAGATCTGATTTAGAAAAAGCACAAGAGCAAACCCAAAAAGAGAAAGAGGCGTGGGAGTCCTTATTGAAAGTGACTACCGATTACGATAAGACTTTGGAGGGAATGGCTAAAAATATCAATGTAGGAGCATTGGTTAACGATCCGGGAAAAAGCGATAAAGCTTATGAAGAAGCCAAGAAGAAGGCAGAAGAATATGCCGAATACATTAAAAAGATAACAGAAGATTTAGCTAAATCAAGGATTGATTTAATTGCTGACGGCAGAAAAAAGGAAATAGCCGAGGTTAGTAGAGAGTATGAAGATAGGATTAAGGAAATAAAAGGCAATTCTGAAAAAGAAATTGAATTAAGGAAAAACCTTGAAACGCTGAAAGGAAAAGCCATTGCGGAAATAAACGATAAATACGACAAGGAGCTTCTTGAAATAGAGAAAGCAAATCTTGAAAACAGATTGGCTTCCATTGGCGATAATTCCAATGAAGAATTAGACAAAAGGCTTAATCTCCAAATCCAACTTAATAATATGATGCGTGATGCTGAATTAAATGATGCGGAGAAGAACGGAAACGATGTCTTGGCAATACGAATGAAGTATATGAAAAGGGAGAACGATTTGATTATGCAAAACCTTGAAGAGAGATTTGGGATGATTGAATCAAACACCGATAGGATGATAGACAGGCAGGAAACAGCCGCTTTGGAAGAAGCTAATTTGCTTAAAAAGCAGTATGCAAATGGAGAAATCGGTAAAGAGGATTACGAAAAACGGCTGTATGACATTGGGGTAAAATATGCTAAAGCCCGTCTTAAAACACTTCTCGCAGAAGCAGAAGCGGAAATGACACTTGTTGATATTAATAGCGAAAAGGCTAAGGAATTACAAGAAAGGATTGATAAAATTCAAGCACAAATAGATCAGCTTAGCTTAGATGATGCCAATAAAAAGCAAGAGGAGTGGATAGACAAGTTCAAGAGCGGGCTATCAGAAATGAATGACGCAGCAAGAGATTCTCTTGGGGAAACGGCTGGAATATTTGAGGGGTTATCTGGCATAATGGCTGATGTAGCAGAAGAAGGCAAATTAAGTTTTGAAAATATGGCGCAAGCCGTAAGAAAGATAGTATCAGGCATCACCTCGTTAATGACAGATATATATGACGCCCGGATAGAGAATATTGAAAAAGAACAAGAAGCCAACGATGAAGCATACGACAAGGAGATAGAACGTATAGAATCACTTGAAGAGAACGGAGCTATTTCCACCGAAGAAGCGGAAGCCCGCAAACGCGATGCCGAGAAAAAAACAGCCGCCAAGAATGAAGAACTTGAAAATAAAAAAGCTGCATTGCAGGAGAAGCAGGCTAAATGGGACAAGGCAAATTCTATTGTTCAGGCGGGGATAGCCACCGCTTTAGCTATAACAAAAGCATTACCTAATTTAGTTCTTGCCGCTTTGGTTGGTGCAATGGGAGCTGCTCAAATTGCTGTTATTGCTGCTCAGCCCATTCCCAAATATGCAAAGGGTACAAAGGATCATCCGGGAGGATTGGCTATTGTGGGTGACGGTGGAAAGAAAGAAGGTATCATAACTGATAACGGGTTGTTTGTTACGCCTGATAAGCCCACATTGGTAAATCTTCCAGCACACGCACAGGTAATTCCGGACTTGTCTTATATATATGACAGAGACGGCCTAACATCCGATTATGGCATAATAGAAAAGAAGTTGAAAGATATGCGAGAAAGTGGCATAGTAGTCAATGTAAACAATGATTACAGCAGTCTTGAAAGGGAAATGAAAGGCAATACAAGGCAATTGCAGAACATCGGAAGAATGATGAAAAAAGCTAACCATATCGCAGATTACAATTGGATTTCAAACCGTATATAAACTATTGAATATGATATACAATGATTTAAGTAAGATAGCCCTTTCCCGTTTCATTGACATCTTTCTTGGAGATGTTGACAAGGTTGTTCAAAGCGGGGTGCACAGCATAAAAGAAAAGGTTTTGGCTGCCGAGAATCTATGTAATGAATACTTGTCAATCATAGGCGGTAAATCAGCCGTTGCGCAGATAATCAGGAGAAACGAAGTCCTTAACATTCAAATACGGCTGAACTGTTTTTCCATGTGCGAAAAATTAATCTCTTCCGGGGACTGGGATGTTGTCGTCAGTATTATGGGCGCTTTAGGATACAGGTTCAAAGAAGATGAACACGAAAAGATAACAAACCGGATAAAGAGCGTTTCAGCTTCCGACAATTACAGACTGGCAAAGCTTCAAGAATCGACCGCAAATTCCGGTAAGGTTAAAATGGATAGGGATTATTTCACGAAAGAAAGGGTTTCTCTCATGTCTCATGTGAAGATGCACATTGATGAGAACACCTTTTCTGCCAAAGAATACGCCTATATGGTTAGACGCATGTGTGACGAGATAGATGCTTTGATTCGTTCAACTTCAAAAAAGAAATAAGATGTATTATAGATGTGAGTTGCTGGTAGGAGGTAATGTACATGATGTAACAAATGACCTTGTCAATTGGGATGATGTAGAGATGTCTTTCAAGAGAAATGACTATGACGGTGTCGTGCGTAGTTTCTCAACCAAATTCGAGTTCTCAGGAGGAGCTTATTCTCTTCTTCTAAGAGAATATCAGTCAAACTATTTAAAGTCATCCGCTACGATTGTGTTTTATGTAAGAAACAATTCGTGGTTGTTGAACGAAAAGTTCAGGTGTGCTTTGGATTACTCCACATTCACATACACCGACATATCATGCGAGATTAATGCGGTTGACAATAGCCTTGCAAGTCTCATCAAGGCGAAAAAAGGCACGCAATATGAATACTTGGTTAGCGAATTGAAGGAGGCGGAACCTCTGTATTATGATAGGCTGGAGATGTCGAGTAATATAGAATGGGTTATAGGAGGAGAAGTTAGCGATGATGCAGACTGGGTATATAATACTTATGATAATGTTGGTAATTCAATTGTACCGTTATACATAAAAGGCACTCCGGAAATAGCAGTTAAAAACAAAGTAGAAGTTACCGATGTAAGCATTCCTCCAAGCGGAGAACCTGTACCTATACCGAGTTTGTGGTTTTTTCATAACATAAGTTCTTTACCTCTCCATATTAGTGTAGACTTTTCCACAGGGGTTACAGTTGAAAAGTTAACCGACGATGCATCTGCAACATTAATTGTAGAGCAAAGATACGGCAGTGGAGGTGATAGAACTTTGCTTGAGCAACAGTTATCTGGTATTAGTGGAGCAATACAGCCCGTATCGATACATAGAGATGATTATACAATGTTTATTGACGGCTATCTTATATTTAGAATAAGCATTAAAGGAAAGATTAAAATCGGCATGCGTAATAACCCTTTCAAGATAACATTTAAAGCAATAGATACACCCGTTGACATTAATGTAATTAAACCCACAACCTTATTAAACAGGCTTCTTAAGTCAATTACAGGCGACAATAGCGTAATCGGAGAGATTACCAGTACTACTGATGCACGTTTGGATAAAACAGTAATTGCGCCCGCCGAAAGTATCAGAGGAATACCAAATGCCAAAATCTATACATCCTATACCAAATTCGCAAATTGGATGAGTTCTGTTTTCGGGTTTGTTCCCGTTATAGGCGAGAATAAGGTAACGTTTGTGCATAGGGATGTTCTGTTTCAGGATAAACTGGTGAAAGACCTGAAAGACGATACGGTAGACTTGAATTATAATGTAAGCTCCTCTATGATATATTCCCGGCTAAAAGTAGGATATGACAAACAGGACTACGATAGCGTAAACGGACGTGATGAATTTCATTTCACAAACGAATACACCACCGGAATTACCCTTACAGAGAACGCGAAAGAATTGATAAGCCCATATCGCGCGGATGCATACGGCATAGAATTTCTTGCCGCAAAAAGAGGCGAAGATACAACGGACAATGACAGTGATAGTGATATATTCTTTGTTGGTGCCGCACTTGAGGGAGGAAAGTACAAACTTGTACGAAGCGGATACACCATATCCGGCGTTATATCTCCGTCTACCATGTTTAATGCCATGTATTCGCAACGCTACATGATTGAGGCGAACGCACGCTACCTTGCCGCCTTTGCAGAGCAGCTGTCTTTTACGTCCTCTGACGGCAATAGTGATGTTGAGATTAACGGAGTAAGAGAAACCAACGACATAGCATTAGGTAATAGGCTGTTTACGGTTGGGGAATTATCGGTAGAAACAGGCGATCAGGGAACACCCTCTGATTTATCAGGCTATATACGGATAGAGAAGAACGGGAACATATATAAAGGGTTTGTAAAAAGCGTAAGTTACAATCATGGAAAGGCAAAACCTGTAAAGTATTCACTGATAGTTAAGAGCGTAGAATGAATATATAGAAAAAGCCAGATGTAGTGTCTGGCTTTATTATTTTATCTAAATAACAGTCAATTTATAAGCTTGCAAGCCACCTCTTGCCCTTTCGAGTATTCAGCCAAAGAGCAAATAAAAAGGCTAAAGCTCCAGAACCTCCCAAAACGATTAACAAACCTTCCATAATTACAGTTCTCTTAACCACTTCTTTCCGGATTTGGTTTTAAACCATATAAGGATACCGCCGCCTACGATTACACTTACAGTATATACTAAACTCAACATATCCATAATCAAACTACTATTTTAAAATTGCATTTCCTATTCTAATAAAAATAATGGTAGAAAATCCACCTATAATCACCCTATATATATCAAGTGTGATATTCATATCTGGTTTCATAGAAACGATACCACCTATAACAAGTCCCGCAAAAGAAAGTTTTGCTAAATCAAAGAATAATCCTGCAAGTTTTTCACGCCTTACCTTATCCTTTTCCTTTACCTCTTTCTTCGCTTCTTGTTGTTCGCTCCAGCTTCCCATGCACTCCTATTATAACAAATATGAATATACGGGTATTCTTCTTTTATTAAGTTCCTCTTTGGAAATATCAGACAATACAAACTTCTTCCCTGAATTGGATTTACTCAAATCAGAGATGTTCTTCTTAGACGAACGAGGATTTTGTTTTAATCTTATATTACCCATACCACCTTAATTCTATAATATTGTAGAACGACAGAACGAACGATGCAATTTAAACATAACACTACCTAACAATGTTTACTACATTGTTAATAATATTATTTCCGATACAAATTAAAGCAGAAATAGGGATGTAACCAAAACATGAGACGGATTTCTTTGTAATTTAGAAACGGTCTAAATAGATATTTTACTTACCAATCGTCATTTTCTAAAGATTTATTTTGTATTTGGGTTATAATATTATCAATAATTCTATTCATCCCTTTTTCTGCCGCTTCCTTAAGTTTTGGGTATCTTAATTTTCCTTTAGTGTTATAAAGATACAGAGTTGAAGACATGTCAGCCAACCCCCAACCTGAATCGAAAACATATTCTTTCTTATCCTTTCCGCTTCCTTGTGTGCAATTAATTATATAAGGTGAATCAACTCTTATTTTCCCATCCTTGAACTGAAATGTAATCTTATATGTAACATCTACGCAAGAGGAAGAAGGACGTCCAAAAACTTTTATAGGCCAGCATATATTATCAGTATAAGCTGTTATGGAGATTGTTTCATATTCACTCGTGCTCATTACATCTTTAGGAGATATATAGGATGACGTCAAGACTGACTTTGTTTTTGTAAACAAATCTTTTTGTGTCATTCCATCGAACTCATATACGACATACCCCTTCCCGTCCTCGGTCGTAAAAGGTCCGTCCTTAATTACAAATTGCGCCTTACACGCAATAGACGAAAGCAATGCTAATAAAAACAATATTCCTTTCATGTTGATTAATTTTAAGTTTTGTTTGCAAAGTAACCTTAAATAAACCGTTTTGACAATATATTTGGCATAAATCTTCACAATTTAGAATGATTATAAATAGGGTAATCACTATAATTTATTTTTCAATAAGAGGTTTGGTATTTCAAAGATAATAGCTATCTTTGCGGTGCTTGATACAACATAATAACTCTTGGGCAAAATAAAGCGAACAAATTTTGTACAAGATATTGGGAAACCCTCTAAGGTGGCAGAAAGGAAACAATCTGCGACTTCTATGCCCTGCGTATGTTGTGTCAAGCACACCTACGGAGGGTTTCTTTTTATCATAATTCGTTATAATATGCTTGACACAACGAATGAACTAATTCCAAATTTAAAAGGTATGACCTCTCTTGAAATTGCAGAGGTCACAGGTAAAAGACATGATGCTATCTTGCGAGACATCAGGAATTTACTCAAGCAGGGAGTAGCTGCCCACAATTTTGTGGAGACCTATTACACTGACAAATCTAATAGGAAAAGTCCTTGTTTCAATCTCACCCCAAAGGGATGTCTTATTCTCGCATCAGGTTATGATGCAGTTCTGCGTGAAAAAATAATTAACCGATTGGAGTATCTCGAAAACGAAAAAAAGGCTATCCAAACTCCACAAACTTACATTGAAGCATTGGAAGCGCTTGTAGCATCCGAAAAAGAAAAGGAGCATCTACGTATCGAATCAGAGAAGCAACAAAAGCAAATCGAGCAGAAAGACAAAGCCATTATCAAGCTCCAGCCCAAAGCCGACTTCGCCGAAACAGCTTTCAAAGCAGAGGGCAAAGTAGACATAGGTCAAGCCGCAAAAATTCTCAACCTCGGTTTCGGGAGAAACACCCTTTTCAAGAAGCTAAAGGAAGTGGGCGTATTCTTCAAAGACCGAAACGAACCGAAACAAAAGTACATTGACGCAGGGTATTTTGAAATGACGCTGTTACCACCTATACACAGAGACAGTCACCCTGACATATTATATCAAAAGGTACTTTGTAAGCCCAAAGGACTTGCTTACATTAATTATTTATTCGGTGGAAAGCCTTCTGACGGGAAAACGGCAAAAATAAAATAACCCAAACAACCCAGTGGGTTAAATTCAACCCAAACAACATTACAATCACAGCCGATGTGCTGATTTTAAACCTAAAACAAATATTTTATCTATATGAGAACAAATACATCCGATTTGGTGAGACAAATGAATATAGTATCAGAAGAACATGAACAGGTTCTTAGAGAGTTGAAAAACATGCAATCCGTTGTAGGGTACATAAGCCATTTGCTGGACGCTTACAATATTATGTCTACACGTGTGGACGAATTGGAGGAAGAGATAAAGGCGCTAAAACGTGGAAGAACAAATAAAGCGGATACCCCAACAAGGGACACAAAGACACACAGAGTTGAGAAAACAGTAATGCCTAATATGCGGATAATAATGGGGCTTAAAAAGTAAACTTAAGAGGCGGGGTAACTCCCGCCTTTGTTCTATTTTTAATATTTTTCAATTTGAAGGCAGAAAAATTACGGGGGTTATACAAAAAGTGGTGTTCTATTTTTAATATCAAAACCAAACATACTCTATAAATACACCTTTAAACGTCTCTCCCCGCGGGCAGAAATTAAATATTCCGCCATTCTCATACAAGACATATACCTTACCCTCCATTTGGGCCACTTTCCTTGCAAGCATCCTCATATTGGCTATGTCTGCCATTCTCTTTTTATTTTCGCACGCACACCCCATTACAAGCCGAATTTTCTGAAATAATCTTCAATGCCTTGTTTTAGGCATCTCCTAAAAAATGTTTTCCGGGCATAGGAACCGACACGATAAATTGCCTGACCGTATTTCTTTTCTATGTCGCTGCTGAAACTGACACCCTCACTTCCTATTTTTAGCCCCTTGTCTGTCGGAGTAGCCGTAATTGAATCGTGAAACTCACCTGTAATTATAAGGTTAGGTGTTCCTTTTGAACTCACAGGGGCGTTTATTAAATCAGAATGCATAAGCGGGGCGTTCTTTTCCTTAAAAGCTGCATATCCTTTTGCGTTTTTATACCAATATCCGGCCTCTTTAGTATTAAAATATGGATCATTGAAGTAGGTAGGACGTAATGGTTTGTCGTTTCCGTTAATACCTGACCATAACTGCTCTACGATATATTGTGAAACCTCCTCTCTATTTTCTACCATTACATCCCGTATCATAGGTTCAAACCCCTCAACGAACTGTTTTACGGCTTTTTCCGCATCAATTATATTAGCCATAACAAATACAATTAAGGGGTGAACTAAATGAACACCCCTAATTAATATACACAACACAGTTACATATCACCGTCTTTCTTCTGCCTTTGAGCACCGGAAGAGGCTATATCCTCGTAAATGGAAGAAAGCACCTTTTCGCGCTCCTCTATCGGACGGTCAAGAAAAAACACATCCTTATGAGAGTTTATGAAGTCCCTCTTCTTCATGTTTCTTACTCTCTCATCGTTGAATGTAATTCCTTCTACTTTCATCCCCAAGCCTCTATGCCTGTGATTCCGGCTCCTTGCAACACAGAGGGGGAAGCAAGTGTCGGTTCTCCCTCGCCTACGGTAATAACACCGTTTGCGTAGGATACACTTGTTGCACCGGGTAATGCAGTAGTCGCATTTTCTTGAAGCAACGCTCCGTAGTATGGGGTTATATCAAGTCTTCCGAAGTGCTCAACAAGCTTGTATTTCTTTGATTCTGTTGAAACCAGCTCAACATAAACAAGCCCTTTCAGCGCTCCGACAACGTCAAAGTCACAAGCCTTTACACCAGCGTTCTTGATATACTTCTCGTAATCCTTGAACATCGTTGCAATAGTGAGGTTGGCTTCTGTGCCGGAAGAATCCCAGTCCTGACCGCCCGGATATACGCCGGACAGTTCGATTCCGGCCAGTTCTTCCGTACCGTCGTTCATGCCGTATATCACGTTGTTCTCGTCCACAAAATATGCATCAAACGCTGTATTCTTTGCAGCCATAAGATTAGCCTTGAGGCTTGCATCGTAATTTTCAAGCGTCCATACATCGTTTTTGGGCGAGTATCCTGTGATTTTTGTAGGTCCGTAACCTGTCGCTGAGGTTTGCGCTTCCCCGCCTGATGGAGCGTATTCCACAATCGTTTTAATCGGAAATATTCTTCCCGGTCGGTCTGCATGACAGGCCGCTTCCAAAGCGTCCGCTGTCAGAGTTTTGGGTAACTTATACCCATGCATTACCAATATGATAGCTTTTACCTTGCCGGGGTCTAACACGCATACGGAATTTCCCGTATTAAAGGTTGCAACCCCCGGACATTGTCTATAATCTGTTGCCATAGCATTTTATTTTTTTTACCGTTAAACTTAAATTAGTTATTTCAATAGCATCAATCTTTTCTTCAATCTCCTTTCCGTCGGCGTCAAAAGCGCCTCTTCGACCGAATACAAGATTTTCCGAATAAGAATGAGCCACATGCCCCGAATATCCAAAATCAAACCTTTTTTCAGCACCCACTTCCTTGATTAGAGCATCATACAACGGTCTTAACAAGCCCTTGAAAGATACTTCTATACGCTGCTCATTGGTGTAATCCTTGAGCGTGTTTACTGCTATGATTATATTGACATCAGCCTTGCAATACACCTTGCTATCTGTCTTATCCTCTACGAATGGCGTATAAAGCCCGATTAAAGGAAAGCGTTTTGTAGCGGTCTGTGGTATCTTCTTTTGCGTCAGGATGGCCTCCCTTATATATGTACTGTCGCCGAATATATAATTCACGTCATACCCAACTTCGGAAGACACTTTTCTGCATATATCGCTGAAAATCTCTACTATCATAGATTGAATGTGTTTACAGGTTTCAATAATGATTTATCGAATGTCCATCCCTCTATATGTTGCGTATCAAGCCATTTATAGAGGTCCGCATTCATTATAACCATGCTATTCCATGCAGAAACCATTTTCCCCATAGGAGATACAAGATCACCGACATCGCTGTCTTTCTTTACACCGTTGACGGTTACATCGCATTGATGGTTTCTTGCGTAGAAAAAGTATATGTAATTGGCAATAGGAGAGATTTTCATCCCTCCCATAGTGCCAACCAGCATGCTCTTTAAATCATCCCACAGTTTTACAGGTTCTTTCTCTTCTGACTGGAGATATTCGGAAAATTGTTCATATACTTCTTTACCAAGAACCTTTATCAGGTATTCCGTCTCATAATAGGATATATAGTTGTTCACATCTCCTGTTATAGCAGATGTTGTCAATGACGGAGCAACATCCGGAGAAATTATTCCGCTAATAAATAGCGGCCCTTGAAAAAAAGCATAATCAATGAGCATAATTAAACATTTTTATTGTCCGCAACCGGAGATGTCTTTTCTCGTTTTTCAGGAATCTCGCGTTTTTCGGAGGATTTAGGGGCGCCTTCCTCAATGGAAATAAGCCCCATTTCCTTCCTTATTCGGTTTTCCTGAATGATCTTATCTACTTCCAGTTGACTACCTCGTATAATTATAACCTTATCCATTAGGCAGCAACTTTAATGGCAGTTATCACATCGGCAATATTACCGTATGTAAATGCAGCCGGGTTGTAAACAGGCATCTGAACCTCTTCCTGTGCAATGAGGACAACAGTATTGCGGAGCTTTGTTTCCACATCTTCTGCAAACTCAACGCTAAGATTGCTCCAGTCGACCAGAGAAGCTCCGTTTGTCATATCTCCTGCAAAATACTTGCCCGGGTTGATCTTCGTCGTTTCAATAATAGGTCTTCCGGAAATATACTTGACACCGTTAACGGTAGTAACAAGGCCGAGAGACCGTCCGGATGTATCTTTTGCCGTTTCTGCATCGAATACGGTAGACGGGTTAAGCGCAATGAACGAAGGCGTGTATTCCGCATAGGTCATGATTGCGAAGATAGCATTGATTGCATCGCCGATATTAGGAGATACAACAGAATTGAACAGGTTGTTCTTAACTGTGAATGTGACAGCGGATGTCGCATCAGCTACGGCAGCGTATGCATAGTCAACAACAATCTTTCTGTCATTCATCTTATGAACAACATAAGTAGAGTTGAAACCTTCAACGGAAGAACCTGCAAACGTAATCTTTTGACCGTCCATGATTTCAGGCTGTGCTTCTGTAAACTCAACAATGGACTGTTTGCCGCCATTGTAAGTGCTTACCGACTTAACAGAACCCTTAGCGCCGGTTACCACGTCTTTGCTTATTATATTTTCTGCCGGAAGAATATCTTCGTAGTTTGCAATACCTTTCAGGTTATCGCCTTGTCCGTCACCGAACATGATTTGGAAATCCTCAGCCATTCTAACCCAAGAGGTAAGACGGTTCATAAGCCATGAGCGTACATAGATACGAGACTTAAGCAATCGCTTGCTCAACGGAACATAAGTACCAATGCGGCACACGCCAACGGTCTGCTCCTTGATCTTGAATGAAGATTCAGGAAGTCTTCCGTTCTCTGAAACAGCAGCAGCGTTTCTGTCAAGATCGTAGATCTGCGTAAATGTGATTGTAGGATATGCAGGGTCTCCCTGGTCTACGGTCATGATGTCGCGAATGTGCGCTCCTTCATTGATCTTAGTTACAACAAGGCTGCTTTGACGAGTGATTAGCTTGTCTCCGGCATAGTCATTAGTCATGCTGACCGGGTCTGTCACATCTTTCAAATCAATGTCAAAGCGGCCTGAACTCTTTGTTTTCCCGTCCAAGAAGTCTTTAAACTTCTCTGAATCCAAGAACTCATCAATCTTTTTGCCAAGATTGTTAGAGTTTCCGTTTACGTTAAAGCCCTTTGCCTTCAACACTTCCAGCTGTTTTGACAACTCTTTGATTTCTTCTTTGAACTCGCCCAGTTCCTTAACAGCAAGACCAACCTTGCCATCTTCGTTTAGGGCCTTAAGCTGCTCATCTACGCTTTTCATTTTCTCGTTGAATGAACTTTCAGAGATAAGCCCCTTGAGAAGCTCCTCCACCGTATCATTCACCTTTTTTTGAATTGTACCAAGAGTTTGCTTTTCCTCCAATGTCAATTCGTTTTCTTTTTTTGCAAATTCAATCAAATTCATTTCTTCTAATTATTATATTAAACCTTTAATAGCGAGTCCCTCCAATGAAAAAGTGCTTTTGCGGCTTTCTTCTTGGTGAGTGCCCTCCGGCGGCTCTGTATTCTTGTTTATGAAACTCTTATAAATCCTTGCATAGCATTTAGGACACCTTACATAAGCGGCAAGTTCTTCGATGCTTTTCTTTGACGATACGATATTAAGAACCTGTTCCTGTATCTCCGGTTTAAGCTTTGCCATTTCCGCAGACACTACATCCTCTGCTATCCAACGTGTATAATTCCCTACACTGTCCAATACTTGGTTTTCGAATGTCTCTTCCGGCACACTATTGTAATCAAAGGAAAGCCCGCAATGAGGACACGTCACAATATCCTGCCCGGATAATGCCTTTTCTACCAAACTTAAATTCATGTCTAATTCTTTTAATTTATCATCGGAATAACGCATCGTAAGAGCTTTTTTAAGGAAACCTATATGCTCCTGAATTGTCTGCTTGTCTGCGTTCTTAATATCAATAAGAAAGGTTTGCGGATTGGCTCCCCATGATGATAAGGTTGAGTATTCCCATAGAGACCACTCCTTTACAATTCTTTTATCTTTATCGTCTCTCTTTATAGCCTTTACCCCGATAGAGTGTTCAAGGGTCTTTCCGTATTCTGCGTAAAGTTTGTAGTCCTCCAGCACATCTCGTCCTATCTGTTTTTTTAAATTGATAGCACCTGTCATAACAAGGTTTCCGTCAATCTCTTTACCCTCTATCGGACATCCGAGCAGAATGCCTCTGTCATGATTATACAGCCATTTAACCCTGCTGAAGTTTTCTTTCAACGTTTTATTGAAAGAACCTTTAGCCGATATGTCACCATCCGCATCCTGAATGCCTATTCCGTTTACAGCGACAGTTACAATGCCTTTCTCGTCAACATCGTTCGTCCTTGTCTTACATGTTATGTCTCTAAGCTGCTCCATTGCTATTTGATTTTGTGTTACCTGAAGAAATAATACCTTTGATTCTATCCACTTCCTGATCGCTCATTTCCAATATGAGCTTATCGTATAAAGGGTTTGAAACCTTTGATTCACCTATCTGTGCCCGCCAATCATTAAGGGTTATTACCCCGCTAAGAAACTCGTTTTTACACTTTACCGAGATGATGTTTAAAGTCTCTTGTCTCTCTTTATTTCCTGATTGCAAGGCATCTACGTCTGAATAATCCACATCTAAGTACAAACCGCTGTTTTCAAGTCCTAAGAATCGGGTAAGGCTTCTTGCGAAAGATTTAGCCTCCGGGATAACGATGTTGTAGTAGACGCTTCTTTCCGCTGTTTGCTGATTGTTGAAAGTGCTGTTGTCCTTTCTTGGCACAAGCTGCGCAGGTATAGAAAACGCACCGGCTATTGATATGGCATCCTGCAACGTCTCGTCAAACGGTTGCAATTCCTGAATACTCATAGAGGTTCTAATAAAGTCCGTATCTGTATCTATTATCGCTACCGGATATTTATCTTCTCCTAATCCGTACACAGTATTGTATTCTTCGCGGATATTCTTTTTTTCGTCAGGAGTTAGAGCGACTGTCCCGGTTTCATCTTTTTTTCTTGATACTATAATACCGAGAGCGCCTCTCTTTGTATATATCACATTCCTTGCTTCATACACAGATATAAGATTGGATATAGGCTTTATCTGTGATACAAGCCTGCTTTGTCCCTTGAGGTTACAGGTAAAGGTGTTTACATTAGGCTCCTTCACATGAAGAACAGTTTCCGGCGGCATATCATCCATAATACCGGAATAAGACAGTCTGTAATATTGGATTATATCAGATACACTTGCCGGAGAAAACAAGGGAGCATTGTTGTATGCTACAATATCAACGCTGCCGGATGGAAGGACCCAATAATCATCGCATCTCTTCCATAGCTCTTTTTGTGATTCTGAAAACACAGATGCTTTGATAAATGAGTTACCTGTCAGAAATTTATATAGAAAGTGAAGTGATACGAATTCATCAAATGATTGAAGTGCGTTTGGCTGTGTCAAGAACTTGTTTATGCTATCATTGTTGAATACGACTGAATCGTCCTTTGTTGACTTCAGCATAAAATTACCCTTGACAATCTTGTCTACCAAATATCTTACCGGGAAAAAAACCTCCGGCACAGATTCGTATAGGGTTATGAAGTTATCGGAGGCCACATAAGGAGAGGCGATGTCATATAGCGCATTGCGCACATATCCGTAGACATTCCCCTGTTTGTCGCTGATTAAATCTTTGGACTTGCCTCCAATAGATAAATGAAAATTCTTTGTCTCAAAAGATAAATTCATGCTTAAATAAAAAAGGCAACAACCATATACATGATTATCGCCTTTGGTCTTTTAGTTCAACAATGGGCAGTGTGTTGCTTAACACACCAAAGGCTATTATTTTATGCAAATATACTAACTAACATATTGAATAGCAAATAAAAAACGAACTATTTTTATTTAGACTAAGTAAAAATAACAATTTAAAAAAAATTCTTTCTTATATACTTGGACATGGCGGATATGATGTTGATAGCAGAGGCGCTGTCCTTACCGTTATAGTCCAAAAAGTCATTCATAAATAACAGATAATCAGCATTACTTTCATAACCGCCTGAAAACCTTACTTTCTTCTTGATAAAGTCTTTGTTAGCCTCTATTCTAAGCTTGTAGTCGGATGAAGAAGATATTACCTTTATTTCCCTTAATTCCCTCAACTCCCTTACTGTATGGAAGAATGCTTTTTCGCACTCGAATATAACAAGACCCTTTGCGTTTTCAACACATCTGAATAACATATCGCTGTCATAGCAGCCATGATATACTACATATTTTATATCTATGTAATCATGTATAACGCACGATACAGCGGTCATCATTCCGAAATTATCAGGAATAACGTATAACAACTCGCTTCCGGCTGCATCCGCATTAAAGTACAACACATCATCTTCGGATTGAACACTTCTTTTCCTCTTAAGTGAGAATCTTGTATATTCATCTTTGAACACATCTACAACAACATATCTAAATGTGTCCGTACAATGTCCGAACTCCTCATAGCTTTGCCCGGTTTCCTTATTTTTAATCCTTTGCTTTAAAATAGCCCCGTTAGCATCTTTCTTCACGTTCTCATAGTCTCTTATTGACTTCTTGCAAGAATCGTCTATACCTATATTTATTCCGTATAGATTACCGGACAATATGGCATTTATAAACTCACCCGACAAAGCGACTGAAGGGTTGGAGGCGGGAACGCAGTCATTAACTACAAACCTCTGTTCCAAGCACTCAATAAACTTATCTAAAAATGACCTTTTTTCATCATCTATTGTATTACCGCTTCTTGTAGTGGCATCCCCATGAACAAATAACACATCCGCATACCCGATAGACGTAAGCCAGTCCCTTGTCATTGACGCTGCCTGAGTAACGGTATTATTAGGATCTTCCGCGCATATTTCGTGTATCTGCCTGAAATTGTTGTCGTTTTTTTGCCATAGCGTTACGGTAATATATGGAAGTACGTTATTATCAACCGATATATGAATGGGTATTTTAGGATCATACGGATAGTTCCCCCTATGTTTTCCTGCATCAAATGCGTACAGATATTCTCCGCCAGTCCTTATGCTACCCCAGTCTCCGAGAGCGTAAATGCGGTAATAGTTATAATCTCTATTTTTATCCTTTTCAAAATCGGCAACCGCCTGCCTGTCATAAAAACCATAAGTGCCGTCAGGAGAACCGACAACCCAAAAATTATTAAGATAGGTAGACTTTAATATCAACGTATCAGGCGCATGCACTTCCTCTTCTCCTGTACGTGGGTTGGTTATTATGCGGGGAGAGTTAATAAGTTTTTTGGTTATTGTAGTGTATTCCTTTGGCAATACATCTCCTGTCAATGTGTTTTTAATACCATACAGATAATTGTCGACCTCGTGCAAGTCCTCTTTGTCGAACACATTCTTCTTTATCCAGTGCTCCTCTGATATGGGGTTAAACATGGATATTATCTTTTGGCCCAAACGGCCCCTTAAACGTTTTTTTATCTGCTTGAAGTCAGCTTCGGCAAAATCACTCAACTCTTCGCATACGACAAACTGATAACTTTCAAGACCCTTTATTTTTTCAGGATCATCAAGACCGCTAAATGTGATATATGAGCCGTTGAAGCATTTAATAGCGTTTTCCCTATAATCAAACGCTTTGGATATGCCAAGACTGTTAGCTGCTTCCTTAAATGCTTTATATATGCTGTCCGCTATGGTTGCACCAGTCTTCCTATAAACACGAGTATTATATCCGTCAGATAAGCAAAACAATAATATAGCCTGTGCAACCGAAAAGGATTTGGACGAAGAAGAGCCACCGATCAAGAAGATAAACCGGATGTCATCATCTTTTAATGCTTTTTTTAAATGATGAAAGTTTGGATTGAATTTCCGATAATCAAATGTGATCTTTTCATTTTTACTCATCTCCTGTATCGACGTCAAAAAGCATACTCTTCAAATCAATCTTTGTAGGCTCGTCAAGACCGAACATCTTGCATACACGTTCTATTGCCCATGTTTTGGAAACGGTTTTTACTTTCTTCTTTCCGTCATACTCTTCTGTATAGTCAGTAATGGACTTTCCCCTGATAACATCAGCGCACAACTTGATTATTTCCTCTTTGGTAATATCGGATTTTTTTTTCTGCTCTTCCTGGAGCTCTTTCACCCTTTGGGCTACATTTGGGCGAGATAACAGCTTGCAAGACTCTTCCCATATTTGTTTGTCTTTCATCTTCTCGGACGAATAGGCACGACGATAAGCATCGGAAGCATTACCGCTTTCAATGTAATAATTGCAGAAGTTTTCTTGTTTGATTGTAAGTCCTTTCATGTCTTTTCGTCAGTATGGGTACACATGCCACTTGACATGCTTTTGCAAAGATAATAAACAATATGTGATATTTACAATTTATTTAGTTAAAAATAATGTCTTTGTCTTATTGCGACTTACATGTTGTATAGCATAAAAAATAAAGTTTATTTCGCTTGCTTACTATCAAATTTGATAGTATATTTGCAATATCAAATAACAATAGAACCGGCGGCAACGGATAAGCGGCATAAAGTTATGATTACTATCAATCAAGTTGTTTTCAACAAAAAAGGTCAAAAAGGTACTATCACTCGTATTATCACCAAATCAACCGGCTATGTAGAAGTTTCTTATGAGGCTGGATTCTCAAAAAAGGAAATGGCATTCAACCTTACCGACGAAAATGGTGTTTCCTTGAAAAAATCACCCAAAAAGGCAGAATTGAAAGCTTTAACCCCACTTGAAGAAATTCAAAACAAAATGATGTGGATTAATGGATGCGCATCCGGTGACAGAAACTCTATGAGCTATCAGATTTCAGCAGAAATGCTTTCTAAAATTGAAATGAAAGCTGAAGAATCCGGAAATGACTTTATTGTTTCAATTTGTCAATCTGTTGATAAATATATGAAATGTTCTGAAAAACAGGCTTATTGCCTTGCTAAGTTTGCAATCGAAAACGAAATTAAATTATAATATATAATGCTGCGCTATCGGCATGACGGGCAAATAATATGAATAGCTATAATATTTTTGACGAAGAACACAGCGATACTATATTGTACCATGCGATAGCTCGTGACGAAGACCAAGTAAGAGAATTGGCAGAAGAGGCAGGTATAGACATATCCGGTCTTACCATCGATCTTGAGAGAGTGAATGCGAAGAATGAATTAGGCAGACCATATCCTGCGAGAATAGAGGATGCAGTAATCAGATAACCATGAATGACAGAGAACGAATAGGTAAGCGAATAGCAGAGCTTCGCATGGCAAAAGGAATATCGCAAGCGCAATTATCCGAGTTAACTGGGATTGCTCCCGGAAACATAGCCCGTATAGAGCTTGGAAAATACAGTACGGGTATAGATATTCTTTCCAAAATTGCAAAGGCATTGGATTACAAAGTTGACTTCGTGAAAGAATAGGCAGGCAATTGGCTTGCTTATTTTTTATTTACGTAATCTATTACCTTTCGATTAGCTTCATCCACTTTCTTGTTATCAAAGCGTATGTATATATCCGTTGTGGTTCCGTTTGCCCAGCTGTGCCCAAGAGCATGCGCTATTACCTCTTTGGGAATGTCGAGCTCAGATGCTATTGTGGCCCAAGTATGACGCGTCCAATAAGAGGATAAATCAGGAAACAGAGGAGTTCTTATCTTTTTCCCGCCTAATCCTTTTCGTTCAAGTTTCCCGATCTGCTTTAGTCCTATCCCCATTCGATGCAGGAAGTCCTTGTAATTCCTGTATTCATCCATTATATTGAGAAGATAGCTTTTCCCTTTATATTTTTCTATTATATCCATAGCCTCCGGTTCTACTTTTACGCTGTATAATTTCCCCGTTTTAGCCCTTTTGTATTCAAAGCGACCGTTTACCAATGCGGAATGTTTTGCGTTAAACAAATCGGCTGCATTTACCCCTATAAGGTAAAACATAAGCATAAATATATCTCTATATCTTATCTGATACTCCTCACATGGGTAATCTCTTAATAATCTAAGCTGTTCTACTGTGAGGCTGCGTTTCCGGGTTTCCTCTTTTTTTATTGAAAATCTTCTGAATGGATACAATGTCGTGTACTCTTCATCAATGGCATAGTTGAATACGGTGCGTATGTTCCGTAAATGAATAGCGTAGGCGTTAACTTTCATCGTCTTTGCCATCCACGCTTCAAAATTTTCAAGCCACGATTTATCCATGCTTTCAAATGTACAGCGGCTATCATATTCTTTAATCTTGTTCCTTGTGGTTGTATATACGGTCTTGGTACCTTGATTATTCTTTTTCGATATAAATTCATCAAGATAGTATAAGAATGTCTTTTCGTTTTGGGTCTTATTGCTTATGGCTTCTTCGATCATTTTTTTTAATGATGCATCCGTTGTTGATTTCAACTTACCCTGTTGCTCCAACGTTAATATTACAGTTTCCGCCTTGTTTATTATCCCGCGAGCGACAATGTTTCTTGGTTTATAATTTTGTGCCCGTACAGAATACTCATTTCCAGCCCACTCTTTATCCGATGCGCTTAATTGTGTAGCTATCATTATTTGTTTATTATGGAACACGTTCAACTTTAGAGGATAAGTCCCATCTTTTTTTTGCCTTCTTTTATCAAGGTAGAATTTAACTGTTGCCATATATCTATTTCTTTTTGTTTATGCAAATCAAAAAATTTGCATAGAATTTGCATACAAAGATAGGATTAAAAGGGCCTAAAAGGGTCTAAAAGGGTATGTTATGCAGCATATATAAAGAAATCAGGCAGTCACTTTATTTGTAACTGCCTGATTTTCAATGGAGCGGAAAACGGGACTCGAACCCGCGACCCTCAGCTTGGGAAGC